GGCGGCGGAGGCGGCGGCATGGGCGGCGGAGGCGGCGGCATGGGCGGCGGAGGCGGCGGCATGGGCGGCGGAGGCGGCGGCATGGGCGGCGGAGGCGGCATGGGCGGCGGAGGCGGCGAGGGAGAGGGAGAGGGCGGCGAGGGCGGCGAGGGCGGCGAGGGCGGCGAGGGCGGCGAGGGAGAGGGAGAGGGAGAAGGCTATCGATTTTGCCCAATATGCCAAATGGGCAATGGGCACAGAGTTGGAAATTGGGGATGCGACCTAATGGCCAAACCAATGGCCTACGAGCTGTTTTGGGGATCGGGTGGGCATGGCGGGCCTTACCTGGGAATGAATAAGGTAATGGAGGAAATCAACAAACGGTGGAAAGGTGGACAGGAGGATTATATCCATGTCCACCGGCGGGATGCGGCGGGGTTAGGGGGGTATTGGTATGTGGGGAGTTATAGGCTCCGCCGGAATGGGGAGAGGATCTGGCCCCGGCCCTATGCGGAATGGTGGATTGGAAGGGATCGGGATTGGAATAGGGAGAAAAGGACATAGCCATGACCACAGAGCAGACAAAAAAGAAGCGGCCCCCCGCTATTACCAAATGGCTACGGGCGGCGGGGTTGGAGAAGGACGCCACGGCTCTGGCCTGTTGGGAATCCATGGCGGATGAGGGATTGGGTAAGCTACAACAACGGGCCATGAGGCTGGTGGGAGAGGTGATTAGGCTGAGAAGGGGGCAGGAGGAGCTTCGCCGGCTCCGGGCGGAAGAGGCTGAGTTTTACCAGCGGGAGCTGGCCGCGGCTAAGCGGGAGAATCTGGAGAAAATCCAGAGCAACCTGCTGCAGATCCTGCAATCCATGATGGCGACGTTGGAGGGGAATTCCCGATCGGTGCATGCATTGGCAAAGCCGATGGGGGAGTTGTTGGAGAGATTGGGGAAGGAGATGGGGAGGTAATACCAAAATGATCAAACCAGTTGAGTATCAGGGGTATTTGTGGAAGGTGACTTTCCAGTATACCCCCAATCGGGAGGCGTGTAAGGCCCAGGGCGGGCCCAATATTACCCATTGTATGGTGACGCCCTTGGATAAGGATGGGCCAGTAGGAGTAAGAACGTTGGTTGGGGCCAGCCAGCGGGCCCATGGGGATAAGCCCAGTTATTAGATTGGGCGGAAGGTGGCATTGAAGCGGGCGTTGGATACGGCGCCCCGGGAGTTTCGGGCTGCTATATGGGCGGCTTATTTGGGGAGGAAAAAGGCCAAGCCTACCCAACAGGAAGAGTGGGAACGGGGGATGGTGAGATTGCGGGATCAGATCCGGTTGTGGAGAGGGTTGGTAATGGATTGCCAGGCAGTATTAGGCAGATATCTTCCGCCGGATGGGATTGGCGAGGATCAGGCGATTAACGAATTGCTGGGGTTGCTAGATGGGCCTCAATGGATAGAGGCAGAGAAAGGATTTAAAGAGAATGGCGAATAACTTTGGCCGGGAATCGGTCCAGGAGAAATTCAAGTCGGTGTTGCCCTTTCGGGGGCAGCTGGCGGATGTGAGGGGGGCCAATAACGATCCGGAAGGGATTGTAGAGCTGGCCAAGTTGGGATGGGAGGCCAAGAAGATGGCCCTGGGGTTGATGCAATCCCAGATCAGTGAGGAGGGGACGGTGGTTACCGCCCGGCCTTGGCAGGATAAGTATGGGATTGTGCGGGATGAGGCTCCCTATCCGGCGATCGACGGCGGGAAGCCGTGTAGCAAGGATTTCCAGCTGGTCAAGAACACGGAAGTGATTGGGGATATGGCCAAGTTTGCTAATGAGTGGGGGCTGGTGATCACCCACGCCGGGGCTATTGGGGGAGGAGAGTTTGTGCTCGCTTACGCGAGCTCTCCAAAGCTGGCGGATTTGGCCGGGGTGGATAAAGGGTATGCCACCCATTTTGGGGATTTGATGAAGGGCAAAAACCAGGATCTGGTGGAGGCCGGGGTGTTAATGGTGGCCAGCCATCAGCCCGGGTTTAAGTCAATGTGGATTCCCAAGGCTACCCGGTTTTTGTGTACCAATGGGGTGGTGATTGGGGAGGACATGGCGGCCGTGGCGTATAAGCTGGGGCACCGGGAGCGGAACGGGGAGGGCTATCAGCGGGAGCGGGTGGGGAAGGTGTTCAAGGAGTTTGAGCGGAAGTTTGGGGAGTGGTGCGACATGGCCAGGGATTTCAACGGGGTTGAATTGCCGGAGGTCGCGCAGAAGGCATACCTGGCGGAGGTCATGGATCCGGCGTTGTGGGAGCGGATTTTGATGGCCACTGAGATTCGTACCGAATCTCGTATGGTAGCCGGGGTGATGAAGCATTATCAGGAGCCCCCAACAGAGCGGCCCATTGATCTGGATGAGCTGCTGGCGGCTGGGGGACATGGGGTTTTGGATCGGCCATCGGCAGGCAGGCTGGCCCGGATTGAGGTGGTGGAAGGGTTGTTGGGACGGGATCAAAGCCGGCGGATTGTGGAGGAGTTGTTGGAGGGATTGGGAGGCCGGAGCTTTGGCCAGGTTGAGGAGATGTTGGTAGCGGCGCCGGGGCAGGAGGGGTTAGGGGGGTTGGCCCGGCCGTATCATGCCCTGACCCATTGGGTTGATCATCACCGGGGACGGAAGGGCGGGGATACCGCGGTGGAGAGCGCGGAATGGGGGCCCGGGAGCAAGTTGAAGATCGAAGCGGGGAAGGTGGGGAAGATGTGGCTGAAGGATTTGGAGATGGCGGGGAAGGCTGGGGCTGCCTAGAGGCAGCCCTTTTGGGGACAACAAAGGAAGGGGGACAGAATGGGAACACGAGCATTGGTGATTTTGAAGGAGCCGGATAACACGGAGCTGGGGGTGATTTATTCCCAGTGGGATGGTTATCCGGCGGGATTGGGAAAGGAGCTGGGGGAGATCCTGGGAGAGTATGAGGTTGGAAATGGGATACCGTGTAAGAAGGTATTTTCCAAGCCCTTTGCCAATGGCATGGCGGAGTTGGCCCTGCATTTGATTTGTGAATTGAAGGCCAAGGAGTGGGAAGAGGCGGAGAAGACGGCCAAGGTAGTGGGAGGGGGTAGTTATCCGATGCCGGCAGATCAGTATCCCAAGCAAGCGGGGCACAAGCCGGGAGGGTATTATTTGTATCCGGCGGGTACTCGGGATGCGGGGGAGGAATGGTTGTATTTTGTGAAAGAGGGGGAGGGGGGAAAGGTGGTGATTCAAGTAGCCCAAGCGGAGAAGGGCATGCCGGATGGGAAGGTTGTGTGGGAAGGGCTGGCGGAGAAGTTAGCTACCAAAAAGGTTCAGGGTTGGATAAAGAGCAGGGATTAGGGGGAAGGGGGTGGGGATGGGGATGGGATATTAACCAACCCCCCCCAGTCTTTTCCTGGCGGTCCTTTGGGGGCTGGAAGGAAAGGAGGTTTGGGAATGGGAATTGAATCATGGCGGGAGGAGTTTTATCCCGAAACCGGGGAAGCCTCGGCTAAGAAGGGGACCCTGGCGGCGATTGAGCATGGGATCAGGAAGTGGGAAGGGGTCCGGGATGAGAATTTGAAAAAGCACGGGTTGTATCGGTATCGGACCAAGATACTGGAGGAGGATGGCCAGGAAATGATGCGGATGGGGTGGGAGGAGTGTGGGTTGTGCTGGATATATCAGGAAGAGACCGGGCCGTCGGGGAATAATTTGGGGTGTAAAGGGTGCCCGCTGGTTGGAGTGGATGAAGCGGGGAAGGATATGGTTTGCGGTGATGAAGGTCATGCGTATTGGTTGGTAGAGAACAGCCGTGTGGGGCCAGAGATTTTGATTGGGGAGTTAAAACAGGCCCGGGAGGAGTGGGTGAAGAAACACGGGGAGACGGTGGAGGAGGGGAATAAATATGGGGGATGATTTGGAAATCAAGCTGCCACTAAGGTATGTGATACCGGAGTTGGTTAGGCAGCAAGGGGTGGCCAAAGCCGGGCATCCGGTATGGGCGGCTAGCGACTGGACTGAAGTGGTGGACAAGCGGCATGGGGCAGGGATGCTGGAGGAGACTAAGAAGCTGCGGGATGTGGTAAAGAAGATGGATTTGGAGCGGCTGCGGGATTTGGAGGAGGGGCCGACCAGGGCGATGAAGAGATGGGAGCAGGAAGCCAGAAAGGAATTGGAGGACTATTATGCCAGACAATCAGCAAGCGGAGGGAGTGAACATACCCCAGGGGTTGAAGAAACACCCAGCGGGGAGTAAGGAAAAGTTTTGGAGATTGTGGGCCAGTCGAAGAGCGGCGATTCAGGCTATTCATGACCCAGTATCATGGCGCCAGCGGGGAATGGGAGCAATCGCGGATCAGGTACAAACAGATCAGCATCGGGAGTTATGGAACCTGGAGAAGGAAATTGAGTGGTTGTGGCAGGGGGAGTTGGGGGAGTTGTGGAGATGGAAGGAGAAGGTGGATCAGTTGTTGCTGGCGCAACAACTAGATGACTTGGCTTTGATCCAGGCAGATGATTGCCGGGAGGGAAGTGGGAAGTGGCTGGCCTTGGAAGGGGTGATGAATTTGTTAGGGGGGTTGAGGGACTGGTTGGAGAAGGCCCGATAAGATCGGGGATTTGTGGGAAAGGGAATCCGGCGCGGTGCCGGCGGCTTGATCACCGGGGCTGTTCGATTCAGCCAGTATCTATGGTAGGTTGCGGTTCGATTCCGCTCCCTCTCCCTACCACAAAACACAGGAAAGGATTGGCAGCATGATCACAGGACCGGATGAGGTAATTTTAACCTCGGCGGAGTTTGAGAAGTATGAGCAGGTGGCGGAGACTGCCAAGGAATTGGCGAAGCAGTGGGGTGAGCGGCGGATAGTGTTGACGGTCACGCTGGCAAAGCTGAGCCGGCAGGTGAGGGAGTTGGAAGGCAGGGAAAGGGAGGTAAGGGATGGGCATTAGGGGCATCAGAAAGGTCAAACCTCGCCGGCCACCAGCGGTGATTCTGGCGATTAAGTCCAGTAATAAAAAGCTGGTGGGATGCGCGGTGACTTATGTAAGCCAATCCAGTTGTCCCAAGGATTGCAGGTTTCTGGGGAAGGGGAATGGATGTTATGCCCAGTACGGGCCGATGAAGTGGGGAGTGACCGACCGGGTGAATGCGGGTGGGCGGGGATTGTGGCCAGCCAAGCTGGCGGAGCTGGAGAGAAGGAAGATTCTGGGTGGGCTGGGGGATCCAGCGGCTATAGGGCGGCCGTTGAGGTTGCATGGGGTAGGGGATTGTAAGACCAACTTGGCGGCCCAGATTGTGGCTGATGGGGCGGAGGTATGGCGGAGGACCGCCGGGGCGCCGGTGTGGGGATATACCCATGCCTGGCGGGCCGTGGAGCGGCCCGCGTGGGGACGGGTGAGTATTTTGGCGTCGGTGGAGAATCCGATTGATTTGCCCCTGGCCAATGAAATGGGTTATGCCGCGGCCCTGGTGGTGAACTGGTTTCCGTATGGGCCCAAGGCTTATACCCAGTGGGTAAAACAGCCGGGAAAGGCGAGTGAGAAGTTTAAGGTGGTGCCCTGTCCGGAGCAGTCCATGCCGGGGAAGGGGATTGGGTGCAAGGATTGTCAGCTTTGCATGAAGGACGGGTGGTTGAGGGCCAGCCGGACGGTGATTGGGTTTGCGGCTCACGGGCCTGGGGCGGGGAGGGTGAGAGAGAAATTGGTGAGGATTGGGGAGGACCGGCCGGGGGAGGGCAGGTTGGATTTTGGAGGAAAATAACCAATGTGGATAAGCATTGACCCACGGCAAGTGGAAGAACAAGGGATGGCCCATATCCAAGAGCGAATGGCGCATTATGCGGGGTTGGCAGGAGAAACGGCCAGCAAATACCGGGATGCGATGATGACCAAGACAGAAGAAGGGACTTTGGAGTGTGATTCGGATGCGGTAGTGTCGCTGTCGGATAATGGGGCGTATGTGATGACCTGGAGTTGGGTGGGGGATGAAGAGATTGAAGAGGAAGGGGATGACAAGAAAGGAATAGGGATAAAGGAAATGGAAACAAATATGGGAACGGTAAAGCAATCAGCCAAGGCCCGGGAGGTCTTGGTTAAGCTGTCCAAGGTGGCTGTTGGGCAGTTGATTCAGGTGGCCGCGGAAAAGCGGCGGATTGAGGATGTCACGCCGGGGGTACTGGCGGAATTGACCCAGGCTGGGATGTTTACCCAATACACCCCAAAGCTGGCGGAGAGCCAAACCGTGGAGTGGCAGGTTAAGCGGAATAAGGAAGCCCTGGCCAAGCTGGCGCACTGGGCCAAGAATGCCTGTCCCAAGGATCCGTTTAAGGGCGGGCCGTTGGGAGGGAAATCTGGATATGCCAATGGCCGCCATCAGTCGCATCCCGCAGCGCAGGCTTGGGATGAAATCCAGATGCCCCGGGAATACAAAGCCTGCCCCAAGACGGTGCTGAGTGAGGCGGCATGGGAGATGTTGAAAGGGTTGGGGATAGAGCAGCCCAAGGAAGGGGATGAGGGGAAGCCCTGTGGGAATAGATAATGAAGCTCCGCCATTGGCCTATATGTATTGGCCGATGGTGAACAAAAGCGAGGCCGAGGGTACAGCTATACGCTGTACCCGGCGGATGTAGTTTGATTGGTTCGAACAAACGAAAGGTAGGAACAATGCGACACGTTGAGCCTGAAAGCTACTGGGAAACGCCACAAGACACGTTTTATGTGGATCGCCATGAACGCGTATGGATCGTACAGTCACTCGATGGCGCCGGCCCGAATCTTCCACAGCAAACATCGACAGTACCGAACGAAGCCGAACAAATCGAGGATACCGGCCGCGTGGTTGATCTCGAGGAATCAGTCATCAGTATCGAAGCCGGAATCGTAACGCAACAGTTCAAGGCATGGCTTGATAGCACGTCTTTCGCTGGAATCGTCGAAGTCGGCGACTTATGGGCTACGTTTGAAGCGTTTCCTTCTGAGGATACAATGCGGTCTGCACGGGAGTGTTTCGACGCGTTTCATGCTGGTGACTTACAGCGCGCGGAAACGTCCATGCATCGCGCACAACAGCCATTCGTGTAAGGTCTGGTGTGGTGTGGGGTGATAGGTGGCCGTGGGGGCCAAAGAAAGGGAGAGCCTGTGGGAGGGGAAGAAATGGTATTTACCCCGGATGGGTTGGATAAGACCAATCAGGAAGGGAGGTTTATCTGGGCGGGGTGGGGCAATTGGACCCTGATTCGGCCGGATAGGTATTTGGAGCAAGCCTGGCATAAGATGCTGAAGGCTCAGGCGGATTATCGGGATGCCCGGGATCTGGTGGATAGGTTGAAGAAGGAATTGGAGGATGGGGGAAAGGGAGAGTATGAAAAAGCCACGGCGGATTCCGGGGCGGATTGAAATCATTAACTGGCGCTGCCACGGGGATGAGGAGAGTTACTGCTGGCTAGGGGTTTATCGAAAAGCCGCCAAACGGGGATTGCAGGAGGAGATTGAAGAGTATCAGAAGCGGGAGCACAAGCTAGGGGCGGAGATTTACATCAACGATACCATTAAATATGGGGATGGCCAGGTGATTACCCACAACGGCCGGAAGTGGTTGGTCAGGGTGGAGGAGATTAGGGAAGGAAAGGAATAACCAAATGGCTGATAACAATCAGGAATGGTTGATGATCACTAATCCGGGGGTGGCTCCCCTGGAAGGGTTTTTGTTGATGGGGGCCTCTGATAAAGATGCCCAGGATCCCAATACCATTGGGATGTTTGGTAGCGGGATTAAGTATAGTGTGGCCCAGTTGGCACGGGTGGGGAGGTTGCCGCGGGTTTATCTGGGCACCCGCCAGATTGAGTTTGGGCTGGGCAAGATCCAGGTCCGGGCCAAGGAGCATCAGGAGATTTTGTATCGGGTGGACGGGGGCGGGTGGAAGAGTTATGGCTCAGTGATTCAGATGGGGGAGAGGGATTGGAATGACCTGTGGATGCCTGTGAGGGAGTTTGTCAGCAATGCTCTGGATGAGGTTGGAGGGAATCCGGCCGGAGTTGGGGTAGGGTTGACTACCAAACCGCCGCGGGCGAAGTCGGGGGAGACTCGGATTTACATCCCGTGGGGAGTGAAGCAGGCCGGGGAGGGGACTACCCAGGATTACCTGCAGGCGGGGTTGGAGGCGATGTTTCTGCACTTCCGCCGGGAGGGGGGGAATCTGCGGCAGCAGTACGGGCCGATTGAGAAGCAGAAGCCCGGGCCGCCCCGGTTCTATCGCCGGGGGGTATTGATCCGGCAGTGGAGCGGGGAGGGGGATCAGGCAAAGAACAGTTTGTTTGATTACAATTTCAAGGATTTGGATGTGGATGAGGCCCGGAAAGCGAGTGATTGGGATATTGCTTACAAGGTAGGGGGGTTGCTGACGGCGGATCCCAAGATCTACGCGGATATGGTGATGAAGCTGGGGGGTAGGGAAGATCAGTTGGATTGGTGGGAGGGGAAGTTTTTGAATGAGTATTCCCTCACCAGCTACGACTGGCAGAAGAAGGAAGGGATTAAGCAGGAGCTGGCGGAGAGATTGGGGGAGAAAGGGGTGCTGGCGGCTACGGAGGCCTCGGCGGAGGTGGCCAGGGCCAGGGGATTGAAGGCCATCGTGGTGCCGCCGGGCTGGGCGCATGCAGTGGAGAACATGGGCGGGCCGACGGTGGCGACAGTGGTTGGGGATATGGCCAAGCAAGGATGGCAAGAACAGCCCCTAGCGGGGCTGAACCTGGCCCGGTGTTTTGAATGGTGCCAGCGGGTGGAGAAGTGGGGATTGGATGCCCGAAAGCCGCGGCCGGAGTTTGTGGGGTTTCGGGAGCATCCGGGGCAAGGGGGGATTACCAAAGGACAGTACAATCCCAAGACCCGGCAGGTGCAGATCAACATGGAGGTGGGTGGGGAGGATTTGGATATGACGATTTTGGAGGAGCTGGCCCATCATTACAGTGGGCAGGCGGATTACACCCGGGGGTTTCAGGAGTGGTTACTAAGGGCGGTGATGAGAGCGGGTGAAGCCGCGATTGAGGATTATTTGGGAATAGAGAAAGGGAAAGGGAATAGGGAAGGAAAGGAATAACCAAATGGCAATCACATTGACGGATGAGATGCTGGAGATTTTGCAGGGGCTGGAAAAGGCCGAGGCCAAGATGTTTTTGAAGGGGATTCAGCTGGCCCAAGGGATGGGAGACGGCAAGCAGGCAGCCAAAGAGAAAGAAGAGGAGCCTGCCCCAAAATGGCAGGCGCCCTCTCTCCCCGTAAAGGAACGGGTAGCGCCGTCGGAAACCTACCGCCGGAATCGGGGAGCCCAGGCGGAGATTCTGCGGGCGCTGTTTACCGGTCCGGCCAGCTATATCCAGCTGCAGGAGGCACTGAGGTATGATCGGGAGTTGGTGACGCATACCCTGAGCCGGCTGGAAGGAGAGGGGAAGGTGGTGATGTTGAAGTTGGCAGGGGGCGGGGCGGCCTGGCAGCTGACTCCGGCGGGGAGGCAGCTGGCGGGGTATTATGTGGCCAACCCGGGATTGAAGGTATTGAATAAGCAGCATAAGGAAAAGCTGGCCAAGGAGAAAGCAGGGTAGGGGAATGAAAAGAGATAAAGATCTTGGGCATTGGGGGCGGCTGCCGCCGGCGAGGCTGCCTCCGGGGACGGTGAGGGATAAGCTGGATATTCTGGGGTTGGCAATGGGCTGGGGGAATGGGCTGGGGGTGATTGGGATATATCTGATCGGGGATGAGAAGGAATGGGCCAGGGTAGAGCATTTGATCACCCGGGGGGTGGCCAGGATGGCGTTGAATTGGGGGTTGAGGGAGAGGGAAAGAAAGGGAGATAAGTCAAAATGACCAACGCAGAAAAAGCCAAGCGGCTGTTGGAGATGCTGCAGCAGAATTGTGGGATGTCGACCCGACAAGCATGTAGGGATGACATAAACCTAGCAGCGGCCCGAGCAGAGTTGCAAAGATGGGAGGAATTGGGGGAGCCAGCAGGGATACCGAATCCCCGGTATAAAGTAGATCAGGCGTTTGATGCCGTAGCCCGGTCAACCATTATGGCTACTGAGGACAAACAACTGTTGGCCTGGGTTACGGAAAAGATCTGCGGGATGATACCAGACCCGCCAGACCCGCCAGCCTCGGGGCGGATTTACTATGAGGCCGGAAAGAACGACTACATGATATCTAGCAACGAAGCGATGGTAGAGGTGGCTTTCCGGTCTTCGGTTCATGAGCTGACCCACAAAGAAGCCAAAGAGCTGTCTGAGGCGTTGCTGGCCGCAATGCGGCCATGGGAGGGTTGACAACGTTGCCAATAAGGGAGCACAATAAATCTATGCCGAAGCGCAAACAAAAAAACACCAGCACCGGGCAGGGCAAGGCCAATTTGGCTACGCCGGCCCCCACTTTTCAGCTACCGCCCAATCCGTTGATGGGATTGGGACAGGATGCACGATATTTGCTGATCCAGCGGATTGATCAGGAGATTGCGAAGTTGGAACAGACCGCCCGAGAACTGATCGCGGTAAGGAATGGGTTGATTGGGGTGGGAATTGCCCAAGCTCAGGCTGCCCAGCCTATTGTGGCAGGGACCATTGGGGTGGTCAAGGGAACGGGATCGGCCCAGTCGGCGCCGCCCGAGCAGGTACCGGCCAAGAAGCGAGGCCGCCCGCCGGGGAGTAAGAACAAACCCAAGCAGGCGCCCGCGGCCCCGGCAGGAGAGCAGGCCCAGCCGGCCCAGCAGGCCCAACCCACCCAGGAGGAGATGTTTAAAGAGGCGGTGGAGTCGACCCGGCCGGAGATGGATGAGGTGTTTCAGAAGGCCAGCTAATCCCGATCAATGATCGGGGTTGTGGGAAAGAGGGGGCTGTCCGAGCGGCCCCCTTTTTTATTGGGGATTGGTTATCAAAGTAGAAAGGAATAGGAGATCAGAAATGGATGCATTGATTTTGACAGGGGGGTTGGCGTTGGCCATCCCCGGGATGGTAGGGGGGATGTGTTGGGTGGACCCCAAAGGGGCAGAGTGGCTAGCCGCCAAGATGCGCGGCCGGGCGGTGCAGTTGAGGATGATGAAGGTGGCTAGGGAAAAAGCACGAGCAGCCGCGGCGGAGGTATATCAGCAATGCAGGGAGGGGTGGGATGAAGAAGATCGGGAAGCGATGAAGGAAGGGAGACGGGAATTGACTCAGGAGGTGGTGAATGGCTAATAGGCCCCGGTTGACGGACCCGGAGGAGTTTCATAAAGTGGTTTTGTCGGATTTGGAAAAGAGGCACACCTAATGGAAAATCAACAACCCGCAAAGGAGATTCATCTCCTTAGTTGGAAGACCGCCAGCAATACCGACCAACGCACCGTCCTTGACGGTGAAGTGGATATGCAGGGGATATCGGAAACCTGGGCTCACGAGGCGGAGCTGGGCCAGGATATCTATGCGGTGAAGATGGTTTATTTGGTGAAAGGGTATAGGAAGAAGGAAAAGGATGGGAGGCGGATCCAGCAATCTCCCCTGGTGAATGCCTACAAATCCCTCCAAGGGGAGTGGCAATACTCGCCCAAGTATGTCAGCCCTAAGTGGGAGAAGTTTGCGGTGTGGCAGGAGATGGGGAGCAAGGAATGGGTGGATATGCTGATGGAGGGGCGGCATTATCCCACCAAGGATGGATTGGGGATGGAGTTGGGGAAGCTGGTGATGGAGCCGGCGCTTTATTACCGGAAGCCGGAGAAGATTCAGAGATGGTGGCGGCAGACCAGCTGGGCTGAGCAGGCTTGGACCCAGCGCACCGGGCACGATCAACTGGATGAGCAGGGAATAGCAGAGTTTATTGAGGATGGAACCAGGAGTTGTGTTTGGCCCAGCCGGTGTGGGTTTTATGGGTATTGCCATGAGTCCCTGGATATCAACGATCCGGAGAAGTTTGTGCCCCGGAAGCCGCATCACGGGCCGGAAGCCGGATTGGTTCAGATTCAGGATTCAACCTGTTTGGATTTGGGGATGGTGGATGAACAGCTGGCTTTGAAGATCCAAGATCTGACCCAATATGCCCGGGGGAGGGAGATTATCTGGGTGGACCGTAGCCGGGTGTTGCAGCGCCACCGGTGTGAACTAAGCCGGTGGTTGGAATATCATTATGGCGGGTTTGGGGTGAGGCCCAAAGCCACGGCCATTCCCCTAGCCACAGGGATTGTGGTGCATGAGGGCCTGGGGGCGTTGATGCTAGGCAAGGGGGAGGATGAAGCGGTTGGGACGGCGTTGGATTGTTACCAGCGGATTATTAGGGAAGGGGGAATCCGGGAGGATGAGTTTACGGAGGATGGTCAGCCCATTACGGACCTGGCGGATTTCCAGACCGAAATGGAGCAGATGTGCCTGGCGGAAGGGTTGGTGCGATTAGCTAATCGGGTGGTGATTGGAAATGAGGGCGGGTTGTTGGAGCGCTACCGGACCCTGGCGGTGGAAAAGGAAGTGATCCGGGTGTTGCATAAGGATTCGGATAGGTTGTGGGTGTGGCAGGCCCGGGCGGATGCGGTATTGGAGAAGATTGGGGGGTTGGAGATCCAGGGGATGGAAGGGTATCGGTATCAGCAGCAACTGGAGAAATCGGTGGCTGGGATATTGGGGGATTTGGGATAAGGAGGAACAAGATGCCAAAGCCAATACCGTGGCCGTATCAACAGAATAGCAAGAAGCTGTGGATGTCTTGGATGGTGGGGTGGCGGGTAAAAGACCGGCTGCCAAACCGTTTCAAAATGCTACGGCAGCGTGCTTGGGAATTGCCAAATACCCGTCGGTGGCGAAAGATAGTGAGAGAGGTATTGGGGAGAGAAAAGGATCGGTATCGGGGAAATCCGCCCCTTAGCTGGGCGGGATATGATTTGTGCAATGACCCGGGGGCGCCGTTGATAGGTGGGATATGGGGGGCCCAACAACAGCGGCTGTTTGCGGCTGATAAGATAAGGGAAATTTTGGATAACCTTCCTCGAGGGGGGCTTGCTGGGCCAGCCAAAACCGATCCTAGGCTGATGCATTATATTGCTCAGACTTTGTCAGCGGCGGATAAGATCGTAGGAATAACAAAGAAGGAGTTTGATGATGCCCAGGAGTTTGATGATGCCCAGCCCTCCAATAACCGGACCGCAGCATTACTGCCCTGATTGCGGGGCAGATAGTTTGATGGCTCCGACCCCAGCCAATGGGCCTACTTTGTTGGGATGGTACCAGTATCAGGCTTATGCCTGTGGGGCCCTAGTATATTACCGTCCGGATTGGTCTATCCCTTTTCGGTGGCCCTGCCGGGCGTTTGAGGTGGGGAATAAAAAACTGCATCATGTCCAAAAGAAATTGGTTGACAACATTAAGGCGGGGGGAGTAGGATTCTAATTGGGCCCGGTTGATGGCAGCCAGGGCTTTTGGATCCGAAATCCCTAACCCTTGAACGATTAACAACTTAAAGCTAAAAGCTAAAAGGACTTTACCATATGTCTACGATCGGATCGGGGACTGCTACGGCAGTTCCGACACCTACCCGGGCTACTCCAGCCACCAACCCCACAACACAATCCCAATCCCCACCGCCGGTTAGGCCTGCGGTTATAGGGGCTAGCAAGTCCCAGTTCATGCTCCTATATGGGGCCAGTGATACGGGCAAAACCAGCCAGCTGGGAGAGATTGCCAGGTATTTGGTAAACACCTGGGGCTGGCATGGAAGATTGATAACCGGGGACTCCAGCTTTGCGCCGCTGGTGGATTTGATTCAGTCTCCGGAGAATCCAGACGGAAAGATTGAGGCGTTTGATCTGGCCACCACTACCTCTACCCTGGAGGTGCTGTCAGCGGTGGGCCAGGGGTTCTGGCCCAAAATTATGGGGAATGAAATCAGGTTGATCAAAACCCCGCCGGATCGGGCCAAGGAAGTAAAGTTCATGTTGGTAGAGGGCGCCGCGGTAATCAGCCAGATGCTGATGGCACAGATGATCCGGAACAGGTTGAAGATCGCGGAGGATGTAGTGGGGAGTTATGAATTGACCCTGCCGGTGGATGGCAGCCCGGAGAAGTTCAAGATCACCGAGGGCCAAGGGGGACGAGCCCATTACAACCATATCCACAATATTTTGAGGAACCGCCTGTGGCCGGCGTTTAAGGCCTTGCCGGTGGAGTATTGTATCTGGACCAGCCACGAATCCAAAGGGGAGGATGAGCTGAACAAAGCCATGGTGGCGCTGGGGCCGGCGACCATCGGCAAGGCGCTGGTGAGCAGGACGACGGAGAACTTTGCCCATGCGTTTAGGTTGGATGTGGATTGGGAGGACCCCAAAAACCCGGACAGCCGGGTGTTTAAGGCTTATTTTCTAAGGCATCCGGAGCCGACGGTGATGAAGGCGTCCTGGCCCTGCAAGGTCAGCTTGAGCTTGGAAAAATCAGCTAAGCTGTGCAAGCAGTTTCCGGGCGGGTTTATTCCCATGGGTGTGGATAAGGATGGGAAGTTCCGGGGTATGGAACAGTTTGTTCAGTTTCTAGAAAAGGAAGGGGTGGTTGGGTATGCCAAGGCAGGAAAATGAACAGGGTAGGGAGCTGGGTAGGGAAATAGCCCTGATTGTTACCCCCGAACAGCTGTCCCGGCTGAAGGAATTGTTTGAGTGGGTGCGGGCTACATGTCCGGTTACCGCTCAAGAAGATGAGTTGGATCGCCAGATAGTAAAGGCTATTCAGCTTGCAACCGCAAACCAAACCAAAAGTTTTGACCGCTAGCTAGTTACCAAAAGAAAGGACCGATAAACCAATGTCGACAATGACCGATGAACAATTGCAGGACCTGCTGAATCAGGAAGTGGAATACGCCGAGGTAGAAGATCCTTGGGCACAGCCGGCGCCGCCGCCCGATGGCCGGCATCAGGCGATTATCTGCTTGGGCAAAGCTCCGCAAGGCGCGGATGAGCCGATTCAGATCCATCGCCAGCGCAAGGAAGGGGAGAAGAAGGGGGAGGGCACTGGGGATCCGTATCTCCAGGTTCCGATTGCCCTGAAGATCATGGCGCCCGGCAGCCCCGAGGATGGGTTGTTTGTGTTTGACAACGCCAACACCATGAAGATGCGGACGGGTACCACCCGTGTGCATGAGATCCTGAAGGCCTGTGGCAATCCTCCGCCGCGGACCTGCAGCCTGGGGCACCTGAAGCAGATGCTGGTGGAGACCCTGGGTGGGGAGAATGTGACCGTGGAGATCGAGACCCAGTGGCGGGCACAGGCTGAGGTGAAGGATCCCAAGACCGGGGAGGTGATTAAGTACGAAAACATCAAGACCGGGATGAAGAATTTCCCCAAGAACGCGGATGGCAGCTACAATCACCGGATCGAGCATCCCAAGACCGGGGAGGAGCTATTGGCCAAGGCGGATGTGAAGGGGTATTATCCCATCGGCTAGCAGGTAGGGATGGGGATGAGGCCGGGCTGGGGCAACCCCCCGGTCCGGCCTTTTTGTTTGGGATTAGGATTGGAAGCAGGAGGTAAAAAGCAATGACGATAACCAATCAACAAGGTGATGATGGAGAGGGGGAGTTGCAATATTGGTATACCCAATCGGTGGCAGGGGAGGGACCGCAAGGCCCGGGGGTTTATGATCAGGTGGTAATGGCCCCGCGGTTGGTGGGAAGGTGGGGAGAGGGGAAGGTGGAGATTGGAGATCCGCCCAGGTTGGAGGTGGCCACCCCGGAACCGGGGGTGGGCTTGGCGGTAATGGTGGGGATAGTAGTGGGGATGGTAGCGAGGGTGATCAGTATGTGGGCCCGGGGGAAGGGAAGGGATTAACAAAATATGACAGAGAAACCAGTTGGATCACGGGATCTGCCACCGGGGAATGTTTTCAACCAGCCCAACCTGGAAGGGGAGCTGCATCAGTTTTTGATCCGGCATCCAGAGCTGGCCCAGGAGCTGGCCAAGAGAACCCAGGGAATGGGGCCCATGGAATCCATGGCAGTGATTGCCCAGGCGATGTGGGAGAGTCAGTGGATAAAGGGCCAGAGGCCGGCGGGCAGCCAGCTGGGAAGTTGGGGATGTGTGTGTGGGAAGGTGATAAGCAGGAATAAGAAATATTGTAAGGAATGTGAAGAAAGGAACCAATACAATGGCCAAATTGTCCAAGGCCGAACAAGACAAGCTGCTGACCCATCAGGTGACGAACAGGAATTATCTGACCGCTCCTCAGGCGGATCTGATTGATAGCCTGTTGGGCCGGCATCCGCTGTACGACTGGACGGATTTCAAGGAAGTCTGCCGGGAGGCATTTGGGGAGTCAGAACGGGAAGGGTTGGAGTTGGGGGATGATCAAAAGGAATGGAAAGATTTGTCCTCAGTCCAGGCCTCCGCGGTGATTGACTTTTTGAAGCAGTAAGGGGATAGAGAGGAATGGCCCCGCCTAAAATAAACAAGCCCCGGCATCGGGATTGCCATAACCCCAATTGCCCACTGTTTAGTCCACCCGGGCATCTGCTGACTAAAAAAGGGTATTGGAGAATCTATACCCCTACCGCGCACAGAAACAAATACCTCCACCGGTGGGTGATTGAGAAATTGACGGGGGAGAAACCCGGCCCGGATAAAGAAGTCCATCATATTGATCTGGATCCCAAGAATTGTTGTCCCTATAACCTGGCGGTGATGGATTATAATCTGCACCAGGCGCTGGATAACTCCAGTAGGTTGGGGATGGCAAAGGGGATACAGGGGTTTAGGAAACGGCCGGGGGCTAATGAGGAAATTGACAGGTTGGTAGTGGAGATGATCGTGGCGGGATGGGAAGGGAGAGGGAAAGAGTGGTCGGTAATGAAGGAGTTGGAGAGGATGCAAGGGGGATGTCAACAGGGATTGTTTGATGAGGATGGGTTGGATTGAGGATAGGACTGACAAATACTAAAAAGAAAGGACCCCTAGAAATAGTATGGTCGATTTTAATCAGAAATTGAAAGACTTACGGCAATCTAAGGGATTGGATTGGGATCCGGGCGAGGCCCGGGATGAGGATGTGCCGCCACCCCCGCGGGAGGGCATTGTGGAATCCTTGGATGACATTGATTCCCTCCTGGCTGACGAGGTGGTCAGCGAGCAGGACCGGATGCTGGCCAATACCATGGTTGAGGACACGCTACGCGACCCGCAGGATGTGGATGTGAAGATGATCACCGGCAATGCGGGGACGGGAAAGTCCTGGATTGTCAGGGAAATGGCCAAGAAAGACAAAGGGATGAAGCTGTGCGCCACCACCGGCATTGCCGCGGTGAACCTGGATACTATCACCCTTAATTCATTGTTGAAGTTCTTCAACACCAGCAGTTTGATCCAGAACTTCACCAACGGGTTGCTGACCCGGAGGTTGAGGGAGTTGTATATCGACAAGGGACTGCGGGTGCTGGGGATTGATGAGATCTCCATGATGCCGGCCGCGCAATTGGAGACCATATATATGGCTCTGCAGACGGTGAATCAGCGGCTGCCGGAGCCGATTAAGTTGATCCTGACCGGGGACTTTGCCCAGCTACCGCCGGTGTCGACCATTGAAGAGCCGGCGGATTGGTGCTTCACCGCGCCGTGTTGGGGAGTGGTAGGGAGGAATGTGGTCAGGTTGGAGAAGGTCTGGCGCCAGACAGATCCCAAGTTCTTGGCGGGGCTGAACCTGGCCCGGGCTGGGCATGGGCCAGAGGCGGCCAGGCAGTTTAGGGAGGCTGGGGTGAAATACACGGGGATGTTGGATGAGCAGTTCCCCGGGACTACCATATTTGCCATCAACCGGCGGGTGGATGAGTTTAATCAGAAGCGGCTGGGGCAGTTGGATAAGCCGGAGATCCGGTTGGATAATAAGTTTGGGGGGCTACCCAAAACGGAGTGGAAGAATTTGATATCCGGCTGTCCGGGTGGGAAGATCGGGCCCTTGGTGGTGAAGGAGGGGGCCTTGGTGATGATCCTAGCCAATGACGTAGATGGTGGAGCCAATGGGGATATGGCTTATGGAAATGGGGACCTGGGAGTGGTTGAGGGGATGAGAGGGGCTGGGGTAGTGGTGAAACTGCAGAGGACCGGAGAAACGGTGGTGATTGGGCGGATCCGCCGGTGGCATGAGTGTGAGAAGGATTCCCCGGGGGCCAAGTGGGAAGAGGAAATGCGGGGATTGGATGGGACCCGGGGAGGATGGGCCTGCGGGTGGATGGATTGGTATCCACTGAGATTGGGTTGGGCAACAACGGTTCACAAGAGTCAAGGATTGAGCATGGATAATGTGCAGATCGATTGCCGGGATAGGTTTTTCGGCAACCCCAACATGGCGTATGTGGCACTGAGTCGGGCCCGGACGCCCCAAGGGCTGCGGGTTGTGGGAGGGGAGTTTATTCTGGCAAGGCAAATCAATGCGGCTAAGGAGGTAAGGGAATGGCTCTAGGAAAAGACATGATGGATCCGGATACCATACCGGATAATCCAGCTCCTGCAGAACCCTGGGCGGATTTTGGATTGATCAATCAGTTTGCTTTTCCCTACCCTGGGGGGTTGTACTTGGGGTTTCAGGTATGGTCAGCCGATCGGCCGGTAGTGGCGGAGTTGGGATTTACCCGGGGGGTGGTGGGCGGGAGTATGTTCCGGCCGGCAACCCCGGACGAGATTGGGATGGGTAAAGCCGCGGGATGGAAGACCTTGCCTCAATGGACCTGGCTGATTCCCCAATTGAAATACCGGATCTTTATCGGGGCGGATTTGATCAAGGAGCTGTTGTTGATGTGGACGATGGGATGGGAGCCGTCGGAAGCGGTACAGCAGGCACTGGCCCAGGCCAGCAAGGAAGGGTGGGATGAGCGGGTGAGGGAGGATAGGGTGAAGAAGGTGATTAAGGCAGAGGATGGGGGAGGGAAAGGGTGGCCGGGCGGGGGGATGGTGCAATGAGGGATAAAGAGTGGCGATCTCATCTGGAGCAGGGCGGCAGAAAATATTATGTCCGGAGGGTCCGGGATGGATCGGTTGTGGTAAGCAGACCACGGGATAGCCAATATTGGTTGGTATCGCACAATTCCAGACTTGTAAAAATTACATTTAAGACAGCTCGGCAGGCTATGGAATTTGTAGATGATGCCGAGGCCCACGGGTAATAGAAAGGTAATTCAAGATGCAAATGCTTCAGAAATACCCGACCAAGGGAGTGAGTTGGGAGGTACCAGGGGTGGGGCCGGGCGGGAGATCCGCCCGGGTGCCCCTGGTTTGCTCAGAAGGAACGGGGAAGTCAGGGGTGGCCCTAGTGGGGGAGGCCGGCGGGCATCATGAGCAAAAGGATGGGATGCCCTTTAGGCCGTGGGCAGAGGCCGGGGCGGTCTTGGCGAATTGTATTAGGAATATAGGGCTTCCCCGGGACAGTTATTTAATCACCAACACGGTATGGTGGCAGCCTTATAACAATCAGCTGGTGGGGATGCCGTGGGAGGAGGAGGCCAAAGGAATTTGCCGGGGGTGGAATCAGCAGCTGTTTAGGGAAAAGGGGATTAAGTGTTTGGTGGCGCTGGGAGCTACGGCGTTTTACGAACTCACGGGGAGGACAGAGTTCCAGGTATTAAGAGATAGGGGATTTGTTTATCAATCCAAGCCAGAGTATGGGGGATTGCCGGTGGTGCTGACCTACCATCCATCATTCCTGGCTAGGGGGAGTAAGGAGAAATCCCAGGAAACCGGGGCCAAGACGGAAAAAGCCCAGGGCGGCGGGATGGCTTTGTTGTCGGTGCTGATTAGGGATATCAAGTTGGCGATTGCCCTGGCGCATAAGGGGATAACCAGCCGGGACCTGGGGAATAAGGTCCCCCATATCCAGGATTATGGGGAGATAGCAGGAACTGACCAGCAGGGGTATGTGTTAAACGCCGGCCCGGCAGATTGGGATCGGATGATTGAGGATGCCCGGGCCAATCCGGAGCTGGCTATTTCTTATGACTACGAGACTAATTTCACTTATTCAGCCACAGATGAGTCGGAGTATGACCATGCCATGCGGGAAGTCAATCAGGTCCAGGCTAGCCTCCGGCCGGGACAGGCGATTGTTTCGGGGTGGGAACCGTGGGTGCTGGAAAAGCTGACCTTGTTGTTGGAGTGTACCAATGACAAGCTGGATTACAACGGAAGGGGATTTGACCGGCATTACAACGATGCCATGTTGATTAAGAGGATGGATGGGCATTTGGGGTTGTGGCAGCCCCAAGTTAGGGAATTGATCAACAGATCCATTCCTGTTGGCAACTATCACGATTTGATGCAGATGTGGCATCACTGGGAGCCGGATCTGCCCCAAGGCCTGCAGTTTGCTTGTAGTATGATCCCGGAGATTTCCCTGGCCGGTTGTTGGAAGCATATGTTCACATCCGATGAGCGATTTTACGGGGCCCTGGATGTGGACTATCCCCAACGGCTATGGAGATGGTTGAAGAAAAACCTGGCCGGCCTGAGCCATCCCCAATCCAAGGTATCTTTATTGCAGGGCTATCGGCGGCAGGTCAATGAACTGTCGGCCAAGTCGTTGGATCAGATGCAGCGCCGGGGAATGCCGGTGGACGAGCAGGAAAGAATGCAGATCTGGAGGTATCTGCAGGGGCTGAAAAAGGAAAAGATCGCCCAGATCCAACCCCTGATCCCGGATTGTTTGCGGCCAGCGAAACAAAAAGAAGGCCTAAAGCAGGTGCCGTTATGGCTGAGAAAACAGGGGCAAGAAGCAGTGGCGGCGGCCACCGCCGCCAAGGTGGCATTCCATCCCAAGTCCGGCAAGCGGTTTGAGCTTAGGGAGATTGTATTAAAGAATTCTCCGGTGCCGGTGGAGAGATGGGTGGAATTGAAGGAATTCAATCCCAACTCTACTTTCCAGATCCGGGACTATATTCGATGGAAAAGAAAAGAAGAAATCAAAAGACTGTTGGATAAACCCTGCCGGCATGGATTGGGGTATCAGCGGGCACAGGACTGCCCGGACTGTCAGGCCCGGGCGGAAGAACTGGCCAAGTGGAAAGTACCAACCGCGTTTCGGTCGGACAAGGAAACCACTGATAAAAAGGAACTCCGGCGGTTGAACAACCGGGTGAAGGATCCGGTGTTGGAGTTGGGGATTGAGTACAAAGAGATAGAGAAAATGACCGGGACCTATGTCGGGGGTCCGGGGCCGGGGAGCCCGGAATATGAGGCTATGGAGAAAAAATTCCAGGCCACAGGGAAATGGAAGCAACCATCCCAGGGTTGGCAGCCCGGAAAAGATGGGAGAGTACATTCGTTTTTTACCACCTCTCCCGCTACCGGCCAATTATCCAGCCGTAACCCAAACTGCTTTTCCTCTGACACGGAGATCCTGACCGAAGACGGCTGGAAGCTGTTTCAAGATTTGAATCCGGCGCTGCAGGTGGCCCAATACAATCCAAAATCCGGGGTTATATCACTGGCGCGGCCCACTAGTTATATCCGAAATTGGCATAGTGGCCCTATGGTGCATATTCATACCGAACAGCAGTTAGATATGCTTATGACTCCAGATCATCGGTGCCTGGTAAGGAATCGCAAAACCAAAAAATGGCAATGGGTAGCGGCCAAAGACTATCCAGAAGATTACCAACAGATGCAAGCCGGGATATATAAGGGAGGAAAAACAAAACTATCCCGGGCTGAGATCATATTTCTGGCGGCCCTGCAGGCAGATGGCCATTTGTTGCGTAGTTGCACAGCTGTTGAGTTTGGGTTTAGCAAACCAAGAAAACAGCAGCGGCTAGAGATGGCCTTGGGTGATTTGGGTTATGCCTATTCCCGCTATGACAAGGAAAATGGAGAGCGCCGGTATTATATACATGCCGGGGAAGTTCCTGAATGGATTCGGCAACGTAAGCAATTTGATTCCTGGATTATGGATCTGGATCAAGAGTCGTTTAGTTTGCTAGCTGAAGAGGTCTGGTTTTGGGATGGATATGCGGAAGGCCGAACAATGTACTCTAGTAGCAATAAGGCTAACGCTGATTGGGTGCAGATCCTAACTTGTCTGGCCGGGCGAAGGGCAAAGGTTAGGGAGTATTATAACGATAAACTAACCCAGCCTAACTGGCAAGTGGACGCAACCGACCAGGATTATTCCATGACAACCAACCTCCAACCGGTGGAGTATTATTATCAGGGTTGGGTTTATTGCGTATCCATGCCCCAAGGTACGGTGGTGGTACGCCGGAATGGAAAGGTAGCAATCACTGGGAACTGCCAGAATTTCCCCAAACACAACCAACAATTCGCCCAACTATTGCGGGGGATGGTCAAGGCGCCGCCTGGGTATAGGATCATTGAGGGTGATTTTAAGTCCTTTCATGTTCTGACCACAGGGTTCGAGGCCAACGATCCCCTGTATATGCGGTTGGCCAGGTTGGATATGCACAGTTTCTTCACCGCTACCCGCCTGGTGAATATCTACCAAGCCGATGAACTGGTGAAGATGTCCGATCAGGATATGATGCGGTTGTTTGAGGAGTTGAAGGGGGATAAGAAACCCAGGTATAAGATCGCAGCCAGCCCCGATCCGGTGAATTTCAAGTTTGTCAGGGACAAGCAGGGCAAGCCTACTATTTTGGGATATGGGTTTGGGATGGGGCCGGGCAGGCTGTGGCATGAGAACCAGGAGTTCATTGCCAGCAAAGCGGATGCGGAGAGGATTGTGAGGAGTTTGGATGAGGCCTTTCCCATTACTTGTAAGTGGCGGGAGGAGATCCAGGACCGGGCCCACCAGCAGGGGTATTTGGTATCCGCGCATGGGTATGTCAGGAGGTTTAATTGTGTCCGAAGATACAAGCCGTTGCATCGGTTGGAGGCGCCTAAGTGGGGATGGAAGGTTCTGACTGATAAAAATGGAATGAGATGGCGGGTGGAGTCTGGGGATGATGCAGAAGCGGCGATTGCGTTTTTACCCGCCAATGATGCGTTTGGGCGGATTAAGGAAGCCATGATTGACCTGGAGGATTGTGGGGCCGGGGAGGAGTTTGGGATTTGCAATCAGATCCACGATTCCCTGGTGGCGGTTTGTAGGAATGGGTTGGAGAAGGCGGCGATTAGGGTGATGCAAAGGAAAATGCAGGAGGAGAGCAGGTATTTAATCCTGCCCGGGGGGAAAGGGTTGGAGTGCGAGGCCGAGTTTTCCATATCCGGGCTGGGGGAGAGCTGGGCACAGTGTAAGGAGATTAAAGGATTGGAGGAATGGTTGAATGGCTAAGGATAAAGAAACTAGGGAGGATGGATGATATGGGGTATGATTTATGACCCGGCAAAAAGCGGAATGGCAGCGGAAGTTTGAGGCCCAGGTCAGAAAGGTCACTGGGGATTTTCAGGCTTGGATGGCCGGAGGTGATTTGTGGTATACCTGTGGGTGCGGCGCGCATTGGCTCACCCCATTGTGTGGGGTAGATTGTTTGTTAACCCACCAGCAAGATCCGGATTGGAATTTGTGTAACTGGCCGCCGGAGATGTTGAAGTATTGGGAATGGAGAAATTGGCGGGAGTGGACCCCGCCGGTGGATTATCCTGATATCCGACATATCCGGCCCGCCCAGTCTATGGCAATGATTGTACACTGGCGCGACCCTGTTACAGGCAAGCGCGATCCTGATATGGTAGGTATATATCTGCGGGCACCGGTAGTTGAGCATATAGTGTTTGCTCCGGGAGACATTGGACATTTGACAGTCTGGCTAACGGAGCAGGAAATCAACGAGATGATATTGGAATTTAGATGGAGAAAGTTGCGTAATTATTGAAGGTCAGGAGATCAACAAATGACAACAACCAGAAAAGGTTTTTTCACAGCCCTGGCCGCGGCCCTAACCGCCACTTGGGCTAAAGCCCAGTCAGTTATTATCACCCCCTGCCGGCCCAAGCTGGTATGGGAAGGGCAAGTGCCTTTGTGTAACGGGCAGTGCCCTCAGCCGGATTGCGGATACCGGGCGCCGGGGTTTCCAAAGCGGTCACTTAAGTGGGATGAGATTGAGAAATGGGAGCAGCCTGGGGTATTGTATTGGGACCATCATTATCCAGATGGGATGGTACCTATTAGCCGGTTGAACCGGTGTCCGAATTGCAACACTGCGTTCTGGCAGGATCCAGAGGGGGACTAAAGAAAGGATAACTATGGAAGAGAACAACCCCAAATCCCAGGATCCTATACGAATCCTGGCCTTCGAGTGCTACGATGCCGATATGAACTATAAGGGTATAGTGATATATCTTAGAGGCCACCTTACCGCAGACTTCTCGGCCAAGGCTGGAGACCCATTTAATATTGGGTATACACTGACCCAGTTTGATATAGATCATCTGACTAGGTTAATAGCAGATCATCCCGCCCGGGTAGCCAAGGGCAAGCTTGAATTTATTGATGGGACATGGGTGGATAAATAACCAATGGAAAACAAAACCACAGAACAGCTAACTCAGGCGATGTTGGAGGCCGTAGAGCGGGGGCGGGAAGCCCGGGAACAGGAGGTGGCCAGCGCCCAGACCTTACACATGTCGGTGGAGCAGCCCCTATATGCCCATTATGTCCACATCCTCACTCTGGTTCAGCGGCTTTGCCACCAAAGCAGCTTTAATGCGGGATGGTGGAAAAAAGACCAGGCGGTGATTGATTCGGTGCCAGAGGGGATGAAAAAATACGCCCGGGCTTTGATTGTCCTGGCCAAGCTGGATCTCCAACACAGTGAGTTGGGGGAGGCCACGGAGGGCTACCGGAAAGGGTTGATGGATGATCACCTCCCCCACCGCCAGATGATCGAGGTGGAATTGGCCGATGCGATGATCCGGATTTTTGATTTGGCTGGGTGGTTAGGATTGGATGTCCCGGGGGCCATGATGGAGAAGCTGGCTTATAACCAGCAGCGAGCGGACCACAAGGAAGAGAACCGGGAGAAGGAAGGAGGGAAGTTGATATGAAAGCCGGATCAAACCTAGCCGAGGGTGTGTGGTATCCTCGCAGAGCCCACGTAGCTGCAAAATGGGAACACGAATATAAACTACTCACGGTATGGACTCCACCAGTAAACATCGGAGGGGTTTATTGGGTTATGGTATCCGCGCCCTGGCTTCCGGGTACCAATGATGGGGAGGACCCTACCACCTTTAAGAATAGTGGATTGGTTTATTTGGATGGCCTGCCATGAGAAAATACCGTAGACGGATTTACAAACTGGAAAAGCAGCGGCGCGAGGTTCTACGAAGCTACCGCCAGATATGTAAGATAGTATATTTCACTGAGGTACTGGGACAAGAGATCCCAGCCCAGGGAGATAAAGATTTGGTTAATAACACAGCCGATCGGTTGTATAGCATACCGCTAGATAGGATGGTAGGAGGAAATATACCAGAATGACCCTCACCATAATCCCTTTAATCACCGCAGCCCTTCAGCTGGCGAATACCATCCTGGAGGGGATACCCATACAAGACCGCCAGGCCCAGGCCCGGGTGTGGTTCTTGGCATCCTGGCCCATTACCCGAGGATGGTTGAAATTATCCGGGGTGGGGGAGGAACAAATCCGGCAGGTAGAGGAGATGATGAAATAATGGAAAAGGAAAAGTGGACCCGTGATTGGGAGCTGGCCAAGCATTTGTGGATGTGTGATTTTTTTGGATGAATTTGTCAGTGGGGCTGGGTGGGGATTTGGGTTTGTTGTTGGAGTCTTGGGAGGCGCGGAGCTAGTGATTTTGGTAGTTCGCGGGTTCTAGCCTCCTAATCCTACTGGCTACGCTGCGCAGATTTATTAGCCTGGTTGTGCTGTTTTTTAATCACCTGCTTACGGCTTTTAACCAGTTCCTGGGCCTGTTCGGCTTTTTTGCGGATGTCCCAGGCCACGGGGCGGGATCGGGGGATCATGATATCCGCCAGGGTCTTGGCCCAGGCGGCACCATCATCGTGCTTGGTAGGGCCTGACATGGGAGACCCCACAAAAGCCTCTGCTCCAGCTTCGTTGGCCCAGTTGACAAACGGGGACATCTGGCCGGCGGCTCTGGCCAGCCCAGTACCAGTGGCCTCAAACAAAGATCCCGCAGCCCGAGACTCCGTGCGGAGGGTGAACTGGTTCCGGCCGGTGATAGGGTCCCACATCGGGCCGATCCAGGGAGACATGCCCATCGCCGCCATCCCGGCGCGGGGAATGGGACCGCTGGTAAGGGGATGGAGGAAGGTGTTCATGGACGATCGTAAAGCCTCCTGCCCAATCCATTGTCGACCGACGGGATCGGGCAGGCCAGACCTCCCCAGCCGCATGGATTCGTCATACCCAGCTTTGACACCAGTGACGTCCAGGCCTTTTTTCACCGCGGCGTTGAAGAATCCCATGGGCATATAACCCTGCCGGGGGGCACCTTTATTGGGGTCTCCCATCAGGGCCTTGCCAGCAGCGGATTGGCGGATTTTATCCGGCAGGGCGATAGTGTTGAGGGGAACAGGGCCGCCCTCTTGGTCAGGATCCCAGGGCCATTTGCCAGTGGCGCCCAGATTCATAAGGGCCCAAGCCCCAACCATCCCGGTAATGCCGCCGGAGAAAGCCCGCTGAGCTCGAGCCAGTTGTTGCCGGCCAATGGGGTCCAGACGATTGAGGCCATGGCGGGTACCGATGGGATTCATTGCCCGAACCCCAGCCCGGATCATGGAATAGCCGGCGGTGAAGAATACAGAAGTAAAGCGGGTTCCGGCATAGCCCTTGATGTATTGTTCCATTTGGGACTGCAGGCCCCAGTTGTATTGCATAGCCTGGTTGACGAAATTGGCCCGGTCTGGGAGAGGGGCATCAGGGAACAGGGTAGTATGGAGGTCATATAACGCCACTCGGGCGCGGAGATCCAGACCTAGAATGTGATTTCTGATCCAGCCCGACTTTCCCCCAACCTCACCTGGATGACCAAACACAATAGCGGAGGTACCCAGATCCCCCACCCGGCCGGCGACGTCCAAATAACTGGCGAGCTTGGCTCCCAAGCCCCCGGCCTTGGCGGCTTCTTTCTCATCCACGGTTCTCTGCCAGGCGCCCTTGTTAGTGATGGGGGGTTTCCACTCCGCTCCGAACAGATCAGCGTAGTCTTTATCCCAGGCCACCGACCCAATTCGGGGGTTGAGCATTCCCCCCTTGGCCATGTTGAGCAGCTTTGCAGATCCTTCGGGGGAGACAAAATAACTTGCGGGGCGGCGCTGAGTTACCCACATAGCGGTGAAGGCCTTGGCCACGGGAAGATTGGCCATGAACGAATTAAAGGCGTTGGATTGTTTGAGATAGGGAGTTCCTGCAACCAGAGATGATAATACTGCTTGAGCGTGGAAAGCGGCGTCGGCCGGGCCCACCAAGCTCCAGCCGGTAATGCGGTTGACGGCGTCCTCCACAAAGCCTTCGGAGTGGAAAGCGGATGACCCGCCAGGGCCCTCTCCCAGAACAATGGATTTCACTGTGGGCCCCAGGGCCTGCGGCACGGCGATATATTGGGGAGGGACTTTTAAGGCTTGGCCCTTTACCGAAATGGATTGGGCGGAGCCGATAGGGATCACCGCCACCGGGAGTTCTTCCCCTCCCCGGAACTTGGCAGTGGCAGCAGATGGGTCAGTGACCTTCACCGCTAATCCAGTCCCGCGCATGACATCCAGGAACTGGGCTACATTCCCACCGTGGATCGAGGCGGTTAGACGGCTGCGTAATGTAGTCAATTCGGGGTCATAGCCTTTGGTGGCCAGGCCGGTGGTGAAATAATTATTGGGGTTGTGGGGACGGATCCAATAACCAAGCTTCCTGGCGGATTCCTGCCACACCGGCAGGGGGCCGGATTCTTTTTGGGGTACCAGTGGATAATAAGTTTGCAGCGGGCCCAGATCCGCGGATAGGATGCCCTCGTTTTTTAAATGGTGGCTGGCAAACAGGGCCTCGACTTTGGATTTGTAGACCTGCAAAGCTTGTTTAAACTGGGGGTCCTGGGCGAACTCTTTTAATTGCTTGCCATACATCCCCTGGAGATCCAGCCGTTTAACCGTATAGGCATTGTGGCGGAAGGTGGCGGCCAGGTAGGCTTTGGCTCCGGCGTAGTCTTTTTTAGTTAGCAGAGCCTCAACCTTGCTATACCGGGATCCATCCTTCATGGGTTGATCAGCCTCTACCCGATCCAGCACCCGGGCCAATGGCCCATCTGGGGCTTCGGAATTCCTGGCCAGGGCTTTGCGGAGTTCTTTAGGGGTGGCTTTCTCCACTGCATTGGCCAGGTCCGCCCACCGGCCCTGAACCCCTGCCAGTCGGTTGTCAATCAAGACCTCGGCAAAGGCTATCCATCCCTGTTGGAGGGATTCCTGACCATAGCCTCCGGCGTGCATGGTCCGGGCGATTTCCTGGGCCGGGCCGATCAGGGCCTCCCGGGAGATGGATTGGCTGGTACCCGGGGCGGCCAGCGTAGCCGCCAGGTAAACCGGTTCGTTGGATTCAAACCTTACCAGATTGCGATCGAAGGTCTCGAGGAAGTTGTCAGCCAGGGCGCCCAGGTTGAAGCGGGGGCGACCTTGGGGATCGCGATAGATCCCGGGGCGGGTGTCGACACCATATCTAGCTTCCCTTTCCCAGATTTTTCCCTGGCGCAACCGTTCTAGGGTGGCTTTGGAATCCGGATAGAACTTGTTGTGGATCTCGGCAAAGAGCTTTTTCATCCTCCCCAGGCCGGGATCCAGCCCGCCCTGGCCGGAGCCGTAAGCAATGGCCGCGGCTTCTTCGGAGCCATGGGTAGCTAGGATGGCCGCCTGTTCCTGGGGGGTTAGGAAGGTATCAAAGGCGTAATGGAACAGTTCATGGTCCAGGGTATCAGGGCCGGCGGCTCCGGCCAGGGTGATAACTGACTGCTCCCGCAACCCGCGGGATTCATACTGGCCCATAATGATTTCATCCGGCTTGGCGGGGCGGCCTAGCTGGGCCTCTACCAATTTGGGGTCGCCGTTGAGGTTGCGGGTGCGGGTAACCACCAGCTTGGCCCATTTGCCGGAGGGGGTCTCAATCCCCAGAGTGGCGCCGCCGGGGTTGGCCCGCTCGTCATTGGGGAGTACGTCCAGTTTATACCCGGGAAGGGATTTGGATAGCTGATCGGGGGTCCACAATTGGGAAGTGGCCTGCTGGCCTTTTTGGACCACATGAAACTGGGCCTGGGATGGGTCAGGAGTGGATTGGCCCAAGGCCTGACCTTCCCCCATCATTCCCCTAATGGCTTCCTGCTCGGGCCCCAGGATCCCCTCCATGGATTTGCCAAATGGGATTTCATACTGGTTGCCATGGCGGTCCCCTACCCAGATCCGGTCAATCACCAGCTCCTGGCCGGTGAGGGGGCTGGCGCCGATATGGTGCTGGCCCTCACCGGGTTTTAGATAGGCCACGGTAATATGGGGGGAATACCCCAGCTCGTCCCCTTTGTCAGGGATGTGGGAGACTCCTGATTTAGCAATGGCTTCCCGTACCGATTCCAGTTCCGGGGATTTTTCCAGGTCGATTTTTAGAACCTCCCCATCCCCTAAGTCGGGGAGTAAGGAGGTCTCCCCCAATTTAACAGTAATGGGGGATTGATTGGCCAAGGCCTGGCGGATTTTGGGAATAGCCACCTGGGGGTCTTCCTCAATCCCATATCTAACAGTTAAATGGGGTTGAGTTTCCCGGCCAGATTCGGCTAGGGCGGAATCGGGGATCTGCTCTCCCAGGAATTGGACCCTAGCGGATAGGTCATCTGGTAAGTTGTATTGGGTTGTGGAGGATTTGTATAACGGTTCCTGGGATTCAATTCCTTCCAGGGAGATAATATCTGGGGATAAGGGAGCTTCTGGGGATGGGATTGTTTCAGCTGCTGTCCCCATGCCTTCCGGCACATTCCTCATCTTCCCCATTACTTGGGCTGATTTGAGGGCCCCCAGCAAATTGGCTTGGGATAAGGTGTTGGCGGCTATCCCCAATTGGGCTTCACCTGATTTCAATTCGTTAATCGCCCGGCTGTATTCGGGGGATGAGGGATCCAGCTTCCCCACCTCATCCACCATCTGGTTGAATTCACCAATGGATTTTTCCAGGCTGCTAGAGAACTGCTTGGTGGGGGAGTTGGGGATCAGGGCCTCGGCCGCGCCGGTTACAGCGCTGGTATAACCAGGGATGTGGGATTCTGGCCACCATCCCGCTACCTTACCGGCGAACTTGGCATAGCGGGGATCCACTCCCAGGTATTCCAATCCCTGGCGGGTTCCTTCCTCCCGGGCATAACCCCCAACCACCCCAGCTCCCACCGCCACCATGGCAGGGACGGAGGTTAGGGCCGCCGCCCCCAAAGCAGGCAGGACATAAGGCGCGGAGGCTTGTTCCAGACCTTCCACCATATCAGCCAGGGCGCCTACCCTTCCTGCCAGGGTAGGGGGGCGCCAGGCATCCGGATCAATCTGGGCAGGGGCAGTTGGGGTGGTTTGGGCAGGCCCGGCGCCCATCCCAGCACTGGCGGTGCCATAGCTGGCACGGGAGAATCCTTGGACAGCTTGCCGCAATCCCGGTTCCACCCCTTGGAATCCAGGTAGGGGACCCGGGGTGGGGATATCCCTCCCCACCCGGGGGAATTCCCCAGGGGGAGTTTTACTCGGCGGGCCTTGGAGGCCGGTGGGGATGGGTGCCGGGGGCATAGCCGCCGGGGGCAAGGGAGAAACCGACTCCTGCCGGGGAAGGATTTCTATTTGTTGGTTGGGAGCAAAAGCAGGTTTTTTGGCAACCTGTGGTGGAGGGGCGGCGGAGGCGCGTCTTTGGGGATTGGAGGATACCTCCGCCGCCACAGGTTGAGGATGCTCCGAGGTAGGAATAGGACCTCGGTTTCGGGGTTGGGACGCCCCGATAGGCCCAGTATGGGGGATAGGGGATGGAGATGTCAATCCCTTGGCCGGGGATATTGCTTCCAGCTCTACCTCATCCGGAGCAATAGGCTCCAGCGCTACCTCATCGGGAGCAATCGGCTCGAGAGGCACTTCATCCGGAGCGGTTTTCTTTTTTGTCCCATACATAGCCGGGGGTCCTTATTTGATCTTTTTCAATTTCTTTGATTGAGGATCTAACTGATACATGGATCCGTCAGGTCCTTGGACTTTTCCTCCCGGGGCTTCGATATAGCCTGCGGGCAGTTTGAGTCCGGGGGGCAGGGATAGCTTCCCCGGAGCCGGCTGACCAGGGCTTCCTGCTCCACTGCCCGTAACCATTTGTGGATTGCCAGACTGCGCGGCACCCGCGGCTCCTTGCTTCTTGGCACGGATCTCTTCCAGCTTGCGGGTAGCGTAGGTTTCCCCCTCCTCGGGTTGATACACTAACGGTTTGTCTGACCCTTTCTGGCGGGCGTACAAACTCTCCATCAGATTTTTCCCCTCCCTTAACCGCTTTTCCAGGGTCAGCCGCTCCGTCCAATATTCTTCAGCCTGCGAGCCGGTCAGCCCATCAGCGGTTTTGGAATTGTACTCATCCGCGAATTTAAACCGCTTGGCCAGATCGATCACCCCTTTGTGGTAGATGTTTTCGATCTTGGCCAGGTTATCCAGCTTTTCTTTTTCAAACTCCCCGGATTCTCCCCGGGCTCGAGCTTTCTGCAAATCCGCCTGGATGCGGGCCTGCATCCGCGCCCAAGCGTGACCAGCTCCGACGGCTTGTAGCTTTTCCCGGTGTTTGCGGTTTTCCTCCGCAATGGCTTCGGAGGATTTGATTTTGTCCTGACCCAACATCCAATCCAGATCGTGTTTATCCCGGGTGATTTGGTTACGGTCTGAATTGGCCAGGGTGGCGGCAGAAAACAGGGGATTTCCCTGTTCATCCTCACCTTCGGGTTGGTAGCCTTCAGCCTGCAGCGCCGCCGATCTTTCCTTGGTAACGGGCTTTAGGGTGTGGCGATATTTCCTATCCTCGGTGTTGAGATACCCCTGGGCCACGGCCTGCTTTTGGGCAAGCCCACCCTGATTACGAGATTCCTGTACCTCCAGCGCGGTATCTGCTTTGATCCCCGGTTCGTTTCGATATCTCCAGGCCTGAGCCTCCTGCACCTGTTGCTGGCTGCGGGCTTTTTGGATATCCAAACTGGCCTCTAACAAATCCTGGGCGTTTTTCAAATCCACTTGCCACTCCGCCATCCGTTGGGGATAATCTCCCTCGGTGAACATTTGGCTCAGCCTGCCCGGTTGCCGCACCGCCGATCGGGTAGCGGCGGAAGGGGAAGAGGCCAGATATCCTTCCAGCCCGCCTGCGGCTGCAGCGCCAACAACCTGCCACCATTTGGGCTGGGGGCGTTCCGGCCGTTGACCCTGCACCTGACGGAGGTATTCCAATTCCTGAGACGCCGGGGGAGGGGGAGGCATTGCCTGCCGTGCATTACTGGGAGGTGGAATGGGAGGCATCCCCGGCTGACCCATTGGGGGAACGTTGGCCGCCCGGAACTGGCCCTGGCTGGGATTCTCAGAATCCGGCCCCGGGAGTTGCATCGGCATCGGGGGTGGAGGTTTGATTGGGGATAACTGGGTCTGCTCCCGGATCTGATCGGTGAGATAAGGGTCTTCCGGCATCAGCGGCCCGGGGCGGGGACCAGGGACCGGGGGCGGCGGGGGACTGCTTAGAGCCGGGCCGCCATCCGGGGGCGGCCCCGGCATCGGCCCAATATCCCCAACTCCCTGGGGCATCGGCCACATGGGGTTCTTTTCCGGTAATTCCCCAATCACATCATCCAGGTAGGGACTGGGGATAAGGGACTGCTGGGGAATAGGAGGGCGGCCAGGGCCGGCTCCGGGACGGAGGCCATAGGATGGAATTCCCATGGCCTCATTATAGGACTATTGTGAAGGGATGGCCATCCCCTTAACCATACCGCAGCCCTCCATACCCCGGGTTTTGATAATCTACCTGGGGCGGGCGAGACCGCTGGCCGCCCAGTGGATCCTCCATCGGCGGAACCACCGTGGGATCCGTTGGTTGGGTAGATTGCAAAGCAGGCATGTAAGGCTGGCCCATCCGTTGCCGGCGCCGGACGGTTTCCAATTGGGCGGCCATCAGCGGATCCGGCGGCCCGGGCGGAGCAAGGGGTTGAAGCGGATCTGCGGCTGGGGCCGGAGGCATTTGGGGATTCATTTGTGGATAGATCCTTTCTACGCAGCCCAGGATGTCTGCTGGCGCTGCCGTGTGCTGCTGGACTCCGTAGGGTTGTAATTCATAGACTGAGGCAGTGGCCCCCCGGCGAAGGACGTCTGGCCCGGGTTGGAATAAGCTGACCGACCAGTAGTTGAAGGACTGCCCCAGCTTGAGTAGGCCCCCGCGCCGGGACGCGACCCACCACCCGTAGAGTACGGACTAGCCATAGGCCTTGTGGTTGCCGGAGGCCTCCCAGTAGTGGGGCGATTTGCAGGGTTATGTGGATCAGTGGGATCACCCGTTCTCCAGCCCTGAATAGAATAACCACCGTCCTGATCAGAATAGATATTGGTATTTGATTTGTAAGGCGAAGATGCTTTAGGGGCTAGGGTGTTTGGGCTACCCTTGGTCAGCCCATTACCTCCGCCCTGGCCGCCCTGGGCATACGCCATTCCCGTGGCCGGGTTGATCAATCCCTCCAGTTGGTCAGCCGTGGCCAGGCGATTGTTGTTGGTGCCAGATCCCACCGATCCTGTATTCCGGCCCTGTTGATAGTCCCGGTATCCGGACAGCCCGCCGGTGAACACTCCCAACCCGGCAGCGATCGCCCGTTCAGCAGTGGTGGGAGAATTTCTGCGGTCCAGCTCGATCTGCTCTCCGGTTCTCCAATCCCGCATGTAATTCGCCCCGGCCTGGTTTTGGGCTCCGGTCCTTGCTCCATATGCTCCCACTTGCTGGCCCTGACCAGTCAATCCACCCTGGTAATACATACCGGTATTTCCCGCCAGATATCCCCGGCGCTCTTTTTCAAAATCCAGCCGCTGGTTGGCGATTTGGGTATAGCGATCGCCCAAGGCCCCTTGGGTCTGGAAGTTCTGTTGATACCTGGTATTGTCCACATCCCGCTGGGTTTGCTGGCGGTTATTGGCAATGTCCCGGGCCCGGCCGGTGGCAGCGTCATCCCCGGCCATTGCCAACTGGCTACCTGTGGATCCAATATACCGGTTATTGAGCTGGCGCATGTTCCCCAGCTCCCGGTTCTCATTTAGGGCGGTAGTCCCCAGATACTGCTCCCCCTCCATCCGCATTCGGGCCAGATCAGCTTCTGTTGCCAATCCCCGATCCAACATGTCTTGCTCGGCTGCTGTCCTGCGGCCGGAGAGATTCAACTCCCCTTGCAAAGCCATCCCGCCACGGGTTTGTTCCGCCCCCAACCGGGTATCTTCCCGGCCTTTGGTAGTGGCCAGCTGCAGGCCCCTACCCGCCACCCGGGCCCCAACCTGGGCATCCGCACCCTCCGCGGCCGAATCCCTCAAATACCGCTGCTTCATAGCCGCCACACCCAGGGGATTGTTGATATCTGACGCCGCGGCCTGCATCTCCAAGTCGTTCATGGCGCCTTGGTATCGGGCGCCAACCGCCCGGCCGGCTTGGGTTTCCAGATCGGTGATGTCCTTATCCCCGAATTGGTAATCCCGCATGAACTCATCCGACACGCCCAACCGGGGATCGTTATAAACCCCCCTCACCCCCTGCTCACCCTGATCCAAAGTCCCGCGGATCCGGCCCCCACCCGAATCCAACAATCCCTGAGTGGCGCCTTGGTAAGTGCCAATATCCCCTCGGATGTTGCGGTGGGATTCGTTTAATCTGTCAAACCCGCGCTGCTCGGTGAAATCCTGGTCCCGGTAGATATTCCCAGCCACCGGGTTGAAATAATCCGACCCGGCATAGGGATTGCCCATAATGGCAGAAATCTCATCAGGAGTTTGGCCCCACCGATCAAACTGATCCGGGGTGGTCATCCCTCCATAAAGCTGATTCTCCCGGGCCATTTGTTCCTGCTCGGCGGGGGAATAGATCTGCCCGGGTTGGTAAGACCCGGCATCAAATCTATAATTACCGGTAAGGGGATCGATCCCGCCGGAGGCATACGCCTGGTCTCCCGCTCGCTGGTATCTGCCCTGTTGCTGACGGGAATCCCGAATCCCGGTTTGGATGTCCCCTTCCATCTCGGGATTGCGGTTGCGGGCATCCCACCAGTTGGCGTATCCCATATCCTGGGGGTAGCCATAATTGTAGGTATCCCCGGATAACTGAGGATTGACAAACCAGTTGGGATCGTAGGGAACTTGTTCCATCCCATACTGCCCATAAGGGTTGTTCGCCGCCGGCCGCCAGTTCGCCATCTCGAGATCTCCTTCCGGTTCCCTAAACCTATCCCATTCTATCCCAACAATCCATGGCCTGTACCCGCAGATAGCTTATTGATCAGATCATTCAGGCTGGCCTTGATGGCGTTCAACATTGCCTGCTCAGTGGCGGTGTAGGTGGCCCCTGCGGTTTGGGTGACGGTCGACACCGCGGCTTTCCGAGTCCCCACCACCTGCTGGCCCCCGATCCTCAATTGGGCAGTGGTGCCATCTAGCTCAGCCTGAGTCCCCCCAGCATTGTCTGTCAAAATCAACATCGCCCCGGTGTTGTTGACCAGGATCATCCCAATCCCATTCCCTACCTGTCCTTGCACAACCGCGGCGGGGGTGCCATCCGCCAGGATATCCACCTGGGCGCCGCCTCCAGCCGGGTCCTGGATATGCAACCGCCCCCGCTCTAGGGTATCAGTCAACTCGCCCCGCTCGTTCAGCAGCAGAATCCCATCACCCTCTATGGGCACAACTTCTCTCAGTATGGCCTCCAAGGTAGCAATGCCCATCTGCAATTCATACAAGGCATCCGCCAAGGCCTGGGCTTCTCGGGTTCCCCGTCCCCGTAAATGCTGTAGAAGGGTTTCCACCCCCACCGAGGCCGGAGCTAGGCTGCCAATAATCGGCCCGATCTGTAACTGGATAGGCATTGGATTTATCTGAGCTTGGTGGCCCCACTGTAATATTGATCCCAACCGGATAGCTGGAACCAATTCCCGGAGCTGTTTCCATTCCGCCACTCAATCGAGGCCCGCTCATTGCGGATATCCATCAGGCGGGTATAGATAACCCCAGGCGTGGCAGATAAAGCGATCGGGGCCAGGTTCTGGGTCCGGATATCATCGTACCCATAGGCAATGCCATTGAGGTTGCCATTACCCAAGGCTCGCACTTCCACCCCTGGATGGTTGTTGATCAGAAACTCAGTGTTGATATCCGGCATGAAGGGACCCCGGTACCGGGAATCAATCCTTGCTCCCGAATCGGTGTAGGGAGAGGCATGGGTTGAGGGTTTATACCGAAACATCCCCGTGCCGTCATTGGGGGCCAGCCATAACTGATTCCGGACCAAGGTTGAAACAGAATCCCCGAAGTTCTCCGCCACCACCAATCCCCGAGGAGATAAGGTAGCCCCGAATTCCCACTCAGAAAACTTGACCTTGGCTGGGGTCAGGCCGGCGGAATAGTCCCAGGTATACACCCGCAACCCCAGGGTTGTGTTGCACAATACAAATATCTTCTGGTTGGCCCGGTCTTCCGCAATCTGGAAGGGCTGCACCGCCCCGCCGGGCTGAGGCCACAAGATCCTCTCCCATTCATCCTTTTGGTAATAGGATATGGGTAGCTCGGAATACGCCCCGTTGGAAAACACATACAACCCGGATTGATGAGCCACCAACCCAATCCCAGACGGATCCACATACACCCCGTTGATGTGGGAAGTGCCGATCTTTCCAGATACCTGCCGTGGGTTGGGCCAGGTTGCTGGATATCCCCCAGTATCAGTAAACGCCTGGGTGAAGTTGTGGCCAAGGATATAAGCCACCCCTTGGTGATAAAACCCACAAACCGGTTCCTGCTTGCCCAGCAAAAACCGGTAATTCCTGTCCAGAGCAAATGACTCCGGCTTTGAGATGTCAGAAAACATCACCCCTGGGCCGCCTAAATTGGCATTGTTAGAGGTGCCCATACAGTAAGCCATACGAGCGCCCATAGAAAAAATAAATCTGGGGTAAAACGGAGGAGCGACCCCAACTGAAGTCAGCAGCCCCTCCTGATCCAAGGCATCCCGCTGTTGAGCAATGATCCCATCCGATACCTGTAGGGCAGAGAAAGAAACCGCCCCAGCCCCGCCTGGGGTAATGGTCACCGATGCCAAGGGCGCCCACATCAACCGGGATTGATTGGATGCTGTGGTAACCAATAAATAAGCCCCCACAATATCATTGGGCCAGTTGCCGGTGGGAGTTAAAGTAACCACCACCTTGTCATTGGCCGCATTGGTATGCGCTTGCGGGGCAGCCTGTGGCGGCGATCCGGATGGGGTAACCGGACTGGATCGGGTTAGGTATCCCGATCGGGTAATAAACACCACCTGATACAAATGCTGCCCAGCCGACATCCCACTCGTGACCGCGGTGTTGGCAAAGCCCATGGTGAATTCCGCGGTGGATAGGGGAGCCCGGGCCCCTATGTAACTGGTTGCGGAGGCATAATCATAATACCAAAACCCATCAAACGCTGTGAAGGAATTATCCATGAAGGAGTAAAACAGCAAATTCCCATATTCCCTCAGGGTGGCATATCCGGCACTGAAGGCAATGGTCCGGACCAGTGCGGAGCTCCCGCCGTCGTAAGCCATGGTCCGAATCTCCCCATTTCCCGACCCGTTCACTCCCATCCAGGCCAGTTGCGTCTTGCCATTATCCGCCCTAAACCAGGCATGCAGTTGCCCAATGCTGGTAAGGGTCAGGGCGGTGCCTTCCTGGTAAACGCCCTTCCGGGTTTTTACAGTCTGGGGCAGGTATTCCACATTCCTAGCCACCAAGCCAAACGGAGGCCCCACATTGGAGGCCTCCGCTCGAGAATTGACCCCATAGAAGTCCTTCACAGACCTCTTGGGGTAGGATTGAAGAATAGACACCGAAGGGGAGTCCTTTCCTTAGGGCAGAATCGACCAGTCCTCCGCCAGTACATCCGTTTGGCTGGCCAACCAGGGAACCAGATCCCCCTGGGCCGTAAACATATAGATGTAGGGCAGTGTCATTTTGGAATTGGTATCTGGCCGCTGTAACGCCAGCCACATGTTTTTCCCATTCCAGCCCGCACGAGCGACTTTATGCCCGGCTTTCAAAGCCTCAATTGCTTGTCCAAAATTCATTGCTGGATCCTTTCCGGCTTAGCCTTTAAGGGTAAAGAAAACCACCACATCCAGGGTAAACGCCCCGGCGGCGGCCGATCCCACCCGTCTCACCACCAGTCCCTTGCCAGGGTTGCCCGGGGCCAAAAACCCAGCTCCCAAGGTAACGTTGGCGGTAGCTGCCACATGTTTTGATCCGGAGGTCAGATCCGCCACCGCCAAAGTAGCAATGTCCACCGGGGTGGCATCGCTGGTCGACAGCCGCAAGGTTGTCAGCCCGGTGATGGCCGCCGAGTTGACCACAAACATGAACCCAACCGGCACAATGCCAAAATTGGCCAGCATGTCCCCGATCAGGACATAGCCGGTGGTGGTCAAATCAGCAGCAACCAGACCTTTCTTGGTTACCGCCATCATATTGCCGTGGTAGTTGAAATTGGTAAAGCCCTTATCCACCATGGCCTGAATTAACTGAGTAGGAATATTCATCTTTTCTATTCTCCTCTCCTAATACGAATTGTATCCCAACGGCCCGATCGGCCGGCGGTAATTTCTGTACGGGGGCCGGACTTTGGGGGTGCGCTGCTGGCGCTTTGTTTCCTCCACGATCATGGCATGAAGGGCCCCACCTGTAGGACGGTGGACAGTGGGGACAATTCCTCCCACCGGTGCGCCGATCGCGCTGGTCCGTAATTCAGTCAGCAACCCACCCTGGGCGCCCTTGCTGGACCCTGCCATGTAGGCGGTCCACAATCCCAGGAACTCCAGACTCCCGGGATAGCCAACATAATCCGACGCCACCATGTTATTGGTGGGGTCCCCAAACTCATAAAGCAATCTCAATTCAGTAGCAGAGTTGGGAGGCGATATCCAAATCCCATTCCCCTGCTCGGCCCAGATAGGAATCCCAGGGGTGCCTTGTGGATTCAACAAATCATCCTTGCGGTTGAATTTGTGCCAGCCTTCCGTCCCGCCCCACAGCAACCAGCTATCCCCACCGGCGATAATGGCCCCGCCCTGGAAATCCCCAATCACAGACAGGGTATTGGCCCCGGTCACAACTGCTCTAAATGAGGAATTCATCCCTCGGGCAGCTGAGGCATTGGGATACAACCCAGTGATTTCTACCTGATCGTTACTTGTCCGGCCGTGAGCAGCTCCACAGGTAATACCCAATGAGGTAGGGGGTGGGCCTCCCGAAAATACCGCCGCGGTAATTTGGGTCCTGGAAATCAGCGGCCGGTGGTAGATCTCCAAAACCCTATCCAAATCCGGCAGCCACAGCCTGGGATTGAATTGACTGACATACCCTCCCATGATGGGGATAAACCCAACCCGCCGCTGGCGAATGGCCTCGGCCATGCCCAACCCGGCCTGCATGCCCTCAATGGAGGCTTTGACATGCTCCAACAATAAAGTGTTGGTATAGGTCTCCCCACCCACCACCTGGGTATCCCCCAGGTGGGAGCGGACGCGATCACAAACCTGGGCAATGGTTGGGTCCTGAGCCATCTGGCCTTATCCCTTCTTTGTAGGGGGATCCTGACCGGGCGCCGCGCTGGGGGCGGCTTTACCCGCCGCGGCTGGTCCCTTGGCCTCGATCTCCACTGGCACGATCATACCACGGTCCTGCATAAATCTTCCCACATGCGGGTCCATAGCAAAGATCTCCGGCGCGGGGAATTTATATTGCTGGTACCACAGCGGCAGATCGGTCTGGCACCGCTGACAGCGCAAGGACTCCTGGGGGATTTTGGTAGTGCAGGCCGGGCAGCGTTTTTGGATCACTTCCTCAATTGCCTTGTTCCATTCCCTATCCACTCCCAGCCACTCCGCAGCCATCCGCATCAGGTCGGAGATTTCTTTCTGGCCGGTGCGGGCAAATGAGATATCCGCAGCCATCACCAGCTCCCGGAAGTAGATCTCCTGGCCGGCGCGAAGCTGGGCCACAAACTGGTTCAGCTCAAACCCATCATGGGGATTCCAAACCCCAATCCCTGCCCGGCCGGCGCCGGACGCCAATCCCGACGTCCACTCTGCCACTGTAGCCTCGGCAATTTGCCGGGCAGGGATCGGCGCGGGAACATAACTGTGCTTCTTGGTCTCGGTGATGTCCAGAATCCACTGGAAAGAATCAGTAATGACCAAAGCTGAATACCCCTGGCCGCGGGTTACGGACTGGGCGGGCTCATCCGTCCACGGTAGGAGATTGGCATATTCAGGGGACTGCACGGCGTTGGCCATGACCTCCGGACGCATCTTGCGGAGCCTGATCTGATCCCGCTTAGCCGGCGGAAGCAACAGCAACAACTGCCCTACCAGGGGCAGCTGGCGATACCGGAACACCGGAAACACGCTCACAATCATGGCCGTCTGGGCCTTGGTGTGGGCGTTGAGAAAATGCGAAGGCACGGGCCCGGGCTTGGGGTTTTGTTCCTCATGCTGGAGATTGCCTAGATTAAGAGGCTGGCCTCCATATGTATTCGGGTCTGCTGCTGGATTATGCGGTCCCATCTTGGTTACTGATTATCCTTTCCGTTGATTAACTAACTAAACCTGATCCATCACCTGACTGGATCGCGGAGGCTTTGGCATGGTTTCTGCCATGATGGTATCCCCAGGGGCGCCTTGGGTAAACAATGCCCCACCCCCGGTACCAAATTCTTTGGCCATATCCCCAAATTCCTTCTCCCCGCCCCTCGCCCAGATCCCACCCGATCCTCTTTTCCCTGGAATGTGATCATATGCCGGCAGGACATTATCAATCCTTCCCATGTTTTTCAACAACGCCGCCTTCTCGGCCGCCTTTTCTCCCTGCTCGATCTGGGCCAGGATCCCTTCCATCCCCAACTGGGTGTCTTTGCGGAGGATTCTAATAAACTCCCAGGTATCATCCTTATTTGGTTCCTGGTTTGGAAACAACTGCACCACTCCCTGGCTGTGCTCCACTGGAAAGTAACTCCCCTCCCCAGGCCATTCCAGCCGATCCCCAAACCTGGCCTTGAACTCCTCAAACCCCCCGTTATCCATCCACCTGCACATCACATAACAATTGGAGATCTTGGGCAACAACTTCTCCCGGGTGTATTCCGGCACCACCTTAGCCAGGATTCTCCCATTGGCCGGGTCTGCTTCAATCACCTTATACGCCGGATCCAGCTTCCCCCCAGGGTCTTTGTAAACCACCAGCTTGGATCTAAAAAACTCCCCGTCCTCCGACCAGACCCATTTATATCTCCCCGCCCCAGTCCAGGATCTCCCCAGCTCCTCAGCCAGGAGTTTATTTTGTCCCTCAACCCGTTTCCTCCATCCAAGCTTCATACCCCAATCCCAACCCTTTCCTTAAAAAATCGGGCAAGGCGAACCGAAATCCGCCTTGCCCAATGGCCTTGATCATCGAACAGCAACTTACTAACTTCCCGCCTGCTGATCAATATCCAGTGGGAACAGACAAACCAGTCAGAACCGCCTGGGCGCCAGGGTCAAAGCACACATTGTCAAACGCCTGTTCAATAAACATGTGCTCGCTGGCAACCAGCTGGCCGCTGGAATTCCTGCCCTCAAACACTGTCCTTCCCCCCACCTCATAAGGCCGGGCATCGAACAGCTGGGCGCGGCCCCACAGTTTGGGATTGATGTAATCAATCCGGTCTTTGTATTGCCGCTTGGACAGGTAATGGGTAATACCCCCTGCCTGGAAAACCCGCTCCAGCCCCGTGTTGGCCGGCATGATATCGATCATCTCGTCCTTGGGACCGCGGTGCCATTCCGAGATGGTGATACCAATCGCAAAGATCTGAGCCCGCTGCGCCATGTGCGCCACGCCGATCATGCCCTCAAACACAGACTCATCGCGCTTCTGGCGCATCTGGTCCTGGATCAGGAGAATATCGTTGTGGGAGATGGTCCCGCTGACAGAGCGATAGCTCGGCATCAGCTGGGGGATATTGGAGCGCTGCACGCCCAGGTAATAAAGGCTGGAATTGGTCTCATTGGCGTAATAAATCCCATGGCGGAAGGTGTCTCCCGACAGGGGCCAGGTGGACTGGCCATATACCGGGGCGCCCGCGCCGCCCTGAGCAAACATGCCCGGGATGGCAAAGCGGTCGGTGCTAGCGGCGCCGGTAACCGTCCCCAGCAGATACACAATCTTGCTGGAGAAATCAATGTGGTGAATGATGAAGGGGTAGTTGGCGGTGGTGCCGTTCTGGCGGTTGTTGGCCAAGCCCGTGTCATACACGTGCACAGCCATACCTTCACGCAGCCGGTTGATTCCCAGGTAATCACTGCCACCCGCAAAGGTATAGGTGGTGCCCGACGCCCAGCTACCGGTGGCCGACGCAGCATTGGTCAACACTCCATCCCCGGCGGTATGGAGAACCACGTCATCCCAGCAACCCAATTCCACCATGGACTTGCTGAGCTGGAATTCAAACGCATTCACCACCGACTGGCCCGGGCTGGAAGTGGTGTCCTTGGTCCGGCGCGTGATGCTGATTCCATACGAGGTATAGATATACCCCGCGGTCATCTTGTCCACCAGCATACCGCTGCCGGTTCCGACCACCCCGCCGTCGGCGTCGAACTTTTGGAAAGTTCCACCCGCAAACAGCAGCAAGGGGATACGGTAGAGCTTGTCAGAAATCTGCTCCACATTGGCCTTGCCAATCAACTTGGCCAACCGATCGGTTTCCTCGTACAGCTGTTGCAAAACCGGCCGTACTTTTTCAATCATCGCCTGCAGGACATCTCCCGCCGCGACTGTGGTTCCATTAACCATTGTGTGGTCCTCCTAAAAAATTAGGCCTGGCATTTGATCAGCTCCGTAACACGTTGGCCAAAACAGACTGGATATATTTCTGGTCCGTCTCGCCTTTTTCTCGTGGCCGTAACTTATCGCCTGCCTGGCCTGCTTGCGGCGCCCCTCCCGGGGCCGTGGGAGAACCTGCTGGAGTCGGATCTCCGGATGAAGCTTGTTTGGCCTTAGCCGCGTCGGCTGCCGCCGTCGACGCCGCGGTTGCTGCGGTGTTCTTGATCGACTCCGCCACTTGCCGGCGGATAATCGGGGAAGCCCCGCGGATATACAAATCCACAATCTGATCAGCCGCGGCTTTCATGGCCTCGTCATTGGCCATGTTGGTTTCGGCCCGCCGCAGCAAAATCGTCACCTGATCCATCAAAGCGGTTTGATGCCGAAGTTGATCCAGCGTCCTGGTTACGATCGCATCGGTCGCCAAGGCTTTCATGGAGGGGGACGCCTGTACAGGCTTCACCACCAACTCCACCATGTCCCTGATAGCCTTTTCCCGGCGGGTAGTTACTTCAGATTTCCACCCCTCAAACCGTTGGAGATTGAGGGTCTTCTCCCGCTGGGCCAAGCGCTGCTCCCGTTCCTGCAGCTGCTCGGATTCGGTTTTATCCGGTGGCGGCGCTTGCGCCAGCACTTGAGGATCCAGAGACTGCCCCCCTGTCAGGACATAATACAACCCATTCGCCACATCAAACCAATACCGGCGGTAAACTTTGTTCTGCTCGTCGTTGGGGAATTTGCGAGCCACTGCCAGGAGATTTTGAACCTCATTCGTCAATACCCGGTGCTTGGCGACTTTCATCATATCCGGCGGGAGGTTCCCTGCCAGATCCAAAAAAGCCGTCGGTGCCGTCTGCAGCAGCCAATTAATCGCTGATACGTTGTGTTGCTTTTCAGGGGACTGCAAATCCAGCACAAGGGTATTCATGGCCTTGGCATCCTGGGCCATGCTAGATAGCTGTTCCAGGGTAGGCCGGTAACCAATCCCGCCCTGATCCGGAGGCAATTCCAGAGCCCGCATGAATTTGTGGTCGGCCCAGATTTGCTTTCCCCTGGAAGAAGTTGGATCAATCGCCTCGGTGATTTCGCTCTGGGGTTCTTCTGCAATCCCCAACGCGGTGAGATCAAACTCTACCACTGGTTGGGGCGGGTCCGCAGGAGCGGCCACCGGAGTGGCCGGGACGGCTGGAATCGGCAATCCAGGAATATCACTATTCCCGGCGGGCGCGGCGGGCGCGGGCGCCGGAGCTGCTGGAGTGGCAGGCACCAAAGGCGCCGCTGTAGGCTGGAATTCCGCTAGGAGGTTATGCATAACCGCCGTAGCCGGGGTAGCCGAAGGTGCTGGAGGTGTAATCGGGTTTCCCATATCTTCCCCCCTAGCCTACTCCAATTTCCTGGCAATGGCAAGCCTGGGTAATCATCTTGGTACGGGACCTCCTAATTGACGGGCCTGCGCATCCGGGCCAGCCGGAGGAACCCCTCCCGGCGGGGGCGCCGCCAACAACGGATTTCCCGCCGGCCCTCCCCCTTCCGGCATTGCACCGGCAGGCGGAGCGGCTGGTCCAGCTCCAGCCTCCCCACCCTCCGGGGGCATTCCACCAGCGGCCATTGCAGCAGCTTGCTGCTGCATCATAACCTGCTGATTGATTGCCAAGCCCAAAGCCATGATATTCATATACCCGCCGGGGTTGATTTCCCTTTGATTCCTGCCGTCATCACTGACCAGCCATTCCTTAACCACCTGCAATGCCAGACCGGGATCAACAACAAATAACAAAGTATCCACCGGCCGGCTGGGAACTGGGCCCATAGGCCCGGGGAAAGGCTGCTCTGCCAGCATCCCGGTAATTTCCTCCATCACAAACGTCCTGGCATCATTACCCGGCACCCGCCATCCAGAGATCCCCAGTGCTGTGTGGACCTTGGACATGTTGGCTGGATCCCCAGCTCCGGTCAATTGCCACATCTCCGGACCGCCCTGGAGCACAAAATTCACCGCATCCCTAACCTGACCCCAAGTAGCAGGGATGGCTTCTTCGATATCCAAATAAAACCCCGCCAAGTTGCCTTCCGGGGTTAGCAGGGTATCCATTAACCTAACTTCCTGTTCGGTCAGCCCAAAGTTCTTCAGCGCCCACGCCCCATTTTTCTGCATTAGTTTGAGGGCGCACATGTAAATCCCGCGCCAGGCATTTCTCATCCCATTCCAGGACAGAGACAATTGCATCAGAGCTTGGTTGCGGCGCAGCTCCGCTTCCCTAGCGGTATTGCTGGAGGACTCTGCACCAAAAATCGCCGGCAGCACCCCAGTTATTTCCCGGCCCGTAGCTACCAACCCCTGAATCCAGGTCGCCAATTGGGGTTCGATCTTAGCCATCTGGACGTTGTAGAGGGCTTCAGACATTTTCTGCCCACTCATCGGCCGGACTGGGATGAACTCCCCGGGAATCCCTGCCCTTCCCTGCAACGCCGCCGGATCAATCATTTCATTGTTGATCAAGGTAAGAGGAAGATTCCGTTGCACCGTTTCAGAAAACAAAGCGTGCTGGAAGTTGACCATATCCGCGATCGGGATCAGATCATAACTTACCGGATGGCCGTAAATATAAGGGCTAACCCCAGGCTTTCCATATCCCCAACAATCCGCCAGGGCGTCATCCCGCAGCCCCATCAACTCCCCTTCCACAAACTGGGCTCGCACTCCCCGCGGGAAAGCTTCCCTCAGCACCTCCCCCATAGGCCGGGCAGGCATTGCCACCCCCCGGGCGTCTTTGATCCCCGTTACTTTCCAGGAACTGGGAATAGACCAATACCGGGCTGGGTGAATCCAGAACTGCCCAAAGTTCCAGCGGGACCGCTTTTTTAACAGCGGGCTCCCCACCTTGCTAGCCATCAACTCCCGGGTAATATGAGCAGTCTGGCCGGTTTGACTGGCAGTTGCCCATCCCGGAAACCCACCCCCATCCGACTCCACAGCCTGAGTCATCAATGGGTCGTCCTGAAACACCTGCACCAGCCGCCCGGAATCAATATCCTGGTCGTACCATCCCCATACCGCATCTTCCACATCCTTGGAATAGAAAGGCACGGTGAAATCCACCACCGTAGCCATAACTATCTTGGGGGCGCCAATAGGAAATGTCTCCTCCCCCGTCTGTTCCATATAGGGAATGGTGATAGGTTCCAGGGGCTCAAAATCAGTTCCCCCACATTGTTCACACATCAACGGGCGCTGAGGTTCTGGATAAGGAACCCCACATCTCATACAGGCCTGACCCTGCATGATCAGCTGTTTCTCCTCAAACTTCCCCACAGACAACTTGCCGTATTTCTGAGGATCCACCTCCCAATACACATGGGGGAAATAAGTCCCAAACGTCCAGGCATTAAACGCCATCTGTTGCTGGATGATATCCACATCCCAGCTCCGGCGCAGCGCCATCAGGATCTTATCCGCCAGCTTGGCCTTCTTCTGCAGATCCTCCGAGTCTGATTGTAGCGGCATGGCTTTGACATTCGGCGCCCGGTTAGATAGCACCGCTACAAACTTATTCCCATCTCCCCGGACCATGTTGATATTCCCATCAAACAGGGCCTGGACATCCCGCTGGGAATCTTCAAAATACTGCCCCTGCCCAGGCTGGGGTACGGGTAGGTAATTGTAAACCACCCCATGATCTACCTGGGGATAGACATTTTGAAACCCATCCCAGTAGAGATAGCTCCGCCGGGCTAGCGCCAGCTGAAAATACTTCTCCGGATCGACGTCCGGAAATACCCGCTCCTGGATATACCGCCGCAAATGCGGCCGTAAGGCATCAACCAGCGGATGCTTGGGCATCAGCAGTCCCTTCCTTCCCCACTGGCGGCCCTACCGGCCCCAACTTCAATCCCAATTGCCCCTCCGCTACCTTTTGCAGCTCTGCGGCTTCTTCCTGCATCCGCCGGTGGTCGTCCTCAAAAGCCTTTTTGGTCAGTGCCCGCGCCACCAAATGCGCGGGTATGCGCTGCGGGCCTGGGGCAGGAATTGGCTGGCTCCCACCTGCACGCTTCATTGCAGGATGCTGGCGGGATTGATCATAAACCCCCTCTTCCATTACCCTCACGGCAAACATATCCGCTACCTTTTCTCTATCTGCCAGCAGCTGGCTTTGGGCCTGTTGAGACCGTTCATCCAGGGTCTCCACTCGGGCTTGCAGCTGGCTAACCTGATCTTGCAGAAACTCCGCTCGGGCCTCGGCCGCTACCTTTTCCGCTTCCAAATCCCGGTATGCTTCAAAGATCCTCAACCAGGACATCGCGTTATTCTCCTTCTCCCATTCCAGGAGGTATAACCAATCCCCCACCTCCCGCCCCGCCGGCCCGCGCCGAGTGCAAAGTACACCACCCGGATTCATCCTTGGGCCCCTGTACCACAACACACTCATTGGGCGGCTGGAAATAATCACACGTCCCGCAAATCTCTTGGGGACCGTGATAACTGACCTGGGAGTCCGTAAACATCTGACTCCCTCCGCCGGCGCCCGCCGGGGGCATATCCGGCTCTGGGCTGGGAGGCTCAACCCCTCCCGCCAGTTCATCTCCATCCGGCTCTGGTTCTGGAGGCATTCCAGACCCGGGGGGTATCGGAGGCATCGGCCCCCCGGGTCCTGGGCCCGGTATCGGCCCTGGCATTCCTGTAGGCATTGGGCCAGGAGGCAATCCCCCGCCCATTGGGCCAGGAGCTCCTGGCCCCGGCCCCGGCCGCCGCGGCGGCATTGGCATTGGTCTGGTCATATCCCGGGCCCTCTCTTTCCTAAATCACCACTCCCGCCGGTGGATTGATTTGCGCCAGCAACCGGATCTCCGACAGCTTATCTTCCGCGGGGATTGATTTGCTACAAACCCCCCGGATCATCTCCACCTTCATCTCCGCCGGGACCTGAGTGGTCTGTTTCTGGATCTTGATCCACTCCTGGCAATCAATCGCCATCCATTCCCCTCCCGGGGCGGCTTGAGCCAGCATCATATTGGTAGGGAGAAACGCCGGCGGGGGAATAAACTTCCCATTGCTGCCGTAATTGAACTCCCCAGCCTCATCCGCAGAGATTACCAACGGGATCAGTACCGGAACCCCAGCCGGAAACAGATGCCTCCACTCCCGGTAGGTCCGGATCGCTACATCCGAGTAGGTGTAGTAAAACGGATTCGAATCAATGGGCGCCAACGACAACCGCCCCTGGTTATCCATAGCAAAGGTGTTGTACTCCCGCCGGCTAACCCCGCCAAACCATGATGGATACCATAATGAATTATCCCGCCAGGGTTTGAACGGCTTGGTGTTGTCGACCGGTGCCCCGGTACCCACCCCGCCTACCCCTTCATATTCCTGTTTGGTCAGATACACCGTGACGGTGTTGGGGACCAAACTTTGCATTCCCCGCCACGGACTATTTGCTGGAGGCATTTTTGAAACTTCCTTTCCTTTCTGGTTGGTTATTGACTATCCCCATCCGAGCGCTCAATCACCGTGGTAAGGGTGGTGATCGCCCGGGTATTGGCTTCCACGATTCCCCGAAACTCATTCCCCATTCTGAGCATGCTTTCCTCCGCCGCCTTGCGATCCTGGCGATAGAAATAAAACATGATCCCTGCCAATCCTACCCCACCCCCGCCCAGTGCCCCATTCCAGGGCAATCCCAAATCTCCCCCACCGGCTGCTGGCGCCGCGGGCCCGGTCTGTGCCCATGCTCCAATAACCCCGCCTGCTACCACGGCCGCCATTGCCACCAACCCGATCCACCCAGATCCTGTGCGCATGCCCGGCTCTCCTAGTTTTGTAAATGTATCTCGCCGTATCCTCCCCACCCTGCATGGGGATTTCCCCTACATCATACCCATGAATCCCCAATCCCTGCAATCAGTTTTGCGTGGCAAAACATCTCCAGGTTCCATTGACCTTCCAAGCCAAAGCCCCCGATCCCCCACTAGCACACGCATTATTGGCGCCGGACGTTACCTGGCAATCCTGGCAATATCCAAAACTCCCGGTGGGCTCCCCTCCCAGATCGGTAAAGTTGACTCCTGTAGGAGTAAACAATCCATTGTTTCTCAACCTTAGCCGTTCATTCAATGTCCCCGTTCCCCCAGCATCTCCTACATACAATCCCAACCCATCAAAGTAATGGGCCTTGATCGACCCGATATTCACCCCCGCCCGCTGAAAGTAAACCCTACCCGCTCCATTTTGCGCCCCGCTGGCATTGTTAATAACCATGGTGGCGTAGTTCTCATCAGTCCCGGTATATTTAACAACCGCCCCGTTGGTGACGGTCAGCCCCAAAGCCTCCATCCCCCACATCTGGCCCATGTCATTAAACCCCCGGACATCAGTTCCGGAAGTCAAGCTGGAGGGAATCACCCCTCCAATCTCCTGGCTGCCATAATTAGGAAGCCATAAAAACTTCCCTCCCCCTCCCGTGCCGGTCTGGCCACTCCAGGTGGCCACATAGCACCGATCGCAAACCTGAGCCTGAGGAAACGCTGTCTGCGTAACCTGCCGGGTAGATCTCCAATCCACCCCTGTCCCGCCGGTGGATTTGGGCAACTGCAAATGCAGGAAGTTGTTATTATCCGCAAAGGCCTCTTCAACCCCAAAGCTTCCCCCGCCTCCGCCATAAGCCATCTTGATATCATTAAACTTCCAGCTACACGTATCCATTCCATTAGCCGCATCATACCCCGTCATAACCATTCCTGAGCTTCTTTGATGCTGGGGCTGCAAATAATCCATCCCCACCCCATATCCATGACAATTCCCAAACGCGATCGGGGCGATGTTGGAAGTCCTAAACATAAACCCCACCCCTGCTACCCGAGTCACCCCAATATCCTTCAAGCTGGAATTGCTAGCATGCCTTACTTCCAACCCGGTAAACGCCGCGGGCCCGGCCAGGCTCAACGTTCCAGTCAGCCCTCCTGAATTAGCCGCTCCTCCATCAATCTGAATCCCTTCCAACCTAACATTCAATGTCGGCCCAGCAATTCTCACTACCGGGTTCCCATAATACAAAGTCCCGGGACAAGTCCCGTTATAAGTCCCATTCCCCGTCGATCCCCTTAATTCCAGGGTATTCGCATCTACCACCCTGATCCCCCAAACCCCATTCGCTCCGCTGTCATTATTACAAGTCCCCGACCTTCCCGCCTGATCCACCAACACATACTGCTGGGCGTCGGTAAACCCATGGCCGGTTACGGTAATCTGCACCGGGGTTGTATTGGTTGCCCCGGATATAGTCTTGGTCGACAGCGCCGACCCTACCCACTTTAATTTGGTCGCTCCTCTTTGTCCATTAGCATCGCTAATTACATGACTATCCGATCCCCTCCCACATCCCCGCAAAGTAATTCCAAACCGGGTCCCCACCGCTGATAGTGTCCCATTCCCAATCTCCAACGTCGTCCCCACCCCCATCGCCACACACGGCAAATCCACCGTCCCCCCTGTTACCGGCAGCGAATTAATACAGCTCGCGATCGCTGCCTGGTCATCTGTAGACCCGTCCCCAACCACCCCGCTACAATAAACCACCGGCCCCCCGCCAGAAGGCGGCGCCGCCCACCGATCCCCATACAAAACCTTACTGGCATCCGGCGTCCCCGTTACATTCAACCTATTCACCGCCAGCTGGCCGGTGGTATCCGCCGCCGACGCCAAATTCACCGCCCGGCAACCAAAATTCCCCGTCGAATCAATTGTCCAGGCAAACCCATTCAACGGGGTGCAATCCGTAGGATCATTGGTTAAAGAGTTAGCTGTGGTCGCGTTCCCGGTTACATTCCCAACCACATTCCCAATCCATCTGAAATCCTTATCCACCCCCGCCATCTGGACGGTATCTTCCCTCCTAATCGCCAGGATATAGTTGGACTGGCCGGAGGAATACCTCTGAAAAACCCCTGCCACATTGTCATTGGTAGGGATGGCCTCAAACTGCTGGGCCTTAAGATCCCCCTGGCTCCCCCTAACCGCAAATGTACTGGCAGTAGCAGCCGTAGCAGGCGCCAAATACCCCTGAAGGGTACTACTGCTTGAAATATATGGTATATACCCCACGGTCCCCGAAGTCAGAAGTAGATTCCCTACCACCTGCCGGGTCATGGTAAACCCGTTACAATAATCCAACTCCCCCAATACCGAATATAAAACCGCCCGCCCCGCCACACAACTTGGTAGCGATCCCCCCGAGTCTTCCAACGCCAAGTAGGTATCCCCCATCCCAGACCCATCAATCAACACCCCCGAGGTAAATGTCCTTCCCGCCAAGCTGGTAGGAATCCTGGCATCCGCCACCAACCCACTCACCACCTGGCTCCCATCAATCCCGATCTCATCCGCTCCGCCATCATTATGCCGGCTGGCATGATTAGGCAGATCTGCCGCCCCGGCCGTCGACAACACCCCCGCGGTGTTTTTCAACAACCCGGTTGTTAAGGAGTCCAACGCAAACTCATTACTCAACCCCGCTTCCGCAGTCCGGGTGATATAGCTCGCAGCGGTCGGCGCTCCCGACCCCGACCCGGAATCGCAACTCAACAAATTCCCCCCGGTGATTCGGGGGTAATCCCCCGCCGCGCATCCGGTGATCTTGATCGCCCCCATATCTCCCAAATCCAAAGCCCCCGACCCTTGAGGCCTCAACCTCAAATCCACATTGGCATCCGTTCCCAGCGCCTGAATCAACGGCCCAGTCCCCGTGGCGGCCTGGTAAATCCCCACATAATTCACCGCCCCCGCGGCCTCCCCAAACAACACCGTCAATAGGGAGTTGCTATACCCTCGAATATCATTCACCCTGGGGCTGGTCAGGATTTTATTACTCAGGGTCTGGCTATCCGACAACCCCACCGCCCCCAGATTGCTCCTGGCCGCAGCCGCATCCGTAGCATTGGTCCCGCCCTGGTTCACCGGCAGAATCCCTTTGGTCTGGGTCCCCAGCGTAACCGTCTGCCCCTTGATCTCCAACCCTGCCAGCCACAACAACCCTGCCAGCAACCACAATGCAATCTTGATCCGATCGGTCATAACCTTATCTCCCTTCCTGGCCCTTAAAACACAAACGCCACCAGGGTATCTCCCACCTGTGGCACCACATTCAAATGCAAACTGGTTCCGCTGTTGGTAAATCCCCCCGGATCCCCCAGCCTCAACCCAATCCCGTTCCAATAAACCTGCAACTTCCCTGTCCCACTGGGCGCCGCGGTGAGAGTGAAATCCTGCAAGCTCCCATTTAGGGAGCTGGTGAAGTCATTTACCGCCTGCGCCCCGCCTCCTCCGCCGCCGGCATTGTTCTCGATCCAGCTCACATCCCAGTTGGCAGGCAGCAGCCCAAACGGCAACAGGTTGGACTTTCTCGAGGCCGCCATGAAGTTCTTCAACGTTCCCATCTCTTAACTCCTCCTCTCACTGTATCCTAAACCCATTCCCGCCCGTAAGCCACTGCTTCAACCCCGCCGGCCGCTTGACTCTTGGGATAGAAAACCCGCCCGCCAACTTCTCCCTTTGATCCTTATCCAACATCTTATTCGCCCCGTCCCAGGCCTGGCTCACCAAATGCCCGGGGATCTCCCCATTCCACTTGGCCGCAATCTTGGCAAACATCTTCCTCAACTGCAGCTCCCGCGGCTCCTGGCTCTGGCTCTTGGCAAACCCCGCTACCAAATACCGCCAGGCATCGATCTCGTCATCCCCACCCTCTCCGGTTTCCGGATCCGCATCTACCTTCTTCACATCCTCCCCATCCACATCATAAATAGCCCGGGGAATGGCATCCACCAAATAAGGGCAGGCATCTCTGCAAATCAACATCTTGGGAAGGTCTTCCCTTTTATGCGATTTCAGCACCGTATTGTAATACTGGATATACCTAGCCGACCCTCCCGGCCCATGAAGTAGTTTTAAAGCATACTCCATATCCAGATCCTGCGGGTTGGCATCAAACCCCCGCCAGTTTAGTAAATTCCTAGCCAGCTCCCATCCCGCAATCCTAGCATTCGGAGCCTTCCTAATCACCACCCTGGCTTTGGCAATCCTATCCCGCATCTCCATATAGTCCATCCCCAACCAATCCTGGGCTTCGGATTCCCCCAGCACCTCCAACTCCTGCTTGCTGGGAGTATAAACCGAATCCCTCCCAATCACTTCCTCAATCCCCTTGGCAAACAAATCCACCACCGAATAAGGGTTATTCCCCGCATCCGCATTCCGGGCATGAAACGCATCATGGCTGACAAACATGGGAATCCGGGGCACATCCATTTCCATCAACTGCGGCAGAATCCGCTTGCCAAAAATCCTCCCGGCTTCCTGCGCCCCTGTCCTTCTCATGGTCAGTTCATCAAAAACAATCAATCTCCCAGTGGGTTCCTGCTTAGCCCCTCCATAAATACACAACCTGTGGTTATATCCCCAGTCCATGCTATACCCGCGCCACCACCAACTGAGGATTTCAATATCCTTCCTATTAATACAATGACTGGCCCACGCCGGCTCCCCATACCTGGGCCCTTCCGGCCGAAAGTCCTCAAAAAACTGGCTCCCACTCAACGCATCCCAATCCCCGTGGATATAGGCCCGCTGCTTAGCGGGGCTCATGGCCCTTAGCCGGACATAATAAGTCGGGTCGGCCTCCAGCAGTTTGGGATTGTCCACAATGGTGGATGGGATAAAAACCCTGGTAAGGGTAACCGTCTTCCGGGTCCGGGGATCTTTATAAGCCTCCTCAATAACCGTCCTACCCGGTACCCGCAACCCAGTTTTGGGATGCTTCAAAAACCGTTTCCTCACCCAATCCAATCCCGGCCCATCCGGATTGGTGGTGGACAGCATCTGCGGCCTCAGCCCTTTATGCGGGCTGCGGCAGCTGGATTGCAATTCCAAATACAATTCCAAGGTTGGGATCTGGGTCAATTCCTCAAACAATATCCTATGGTATTGGTGACCACGGTATTTATGAAAACTGGCCTCGTCTTTGAGGTGGGCGCAGATGATCTTGGCCCCAGACGGAAACAAAAAGGTTTTATTCTGGATCTGATACTTGGCCCCCAACGGACTTCCCGACTCCGCGCAGAAAAACTGCTGTGCCCGATCAATCCAGTCCTTCAAGTCATCCAACTGCCGGCGCAAAACCAACGCTCTATACCTAGGATGGTTAACATAGCTTATATTCACCGGATCGTCCTGGGGCAAATCCGGATTGCCCTTAATCAACCACAGCATCCCACCATGGGTTTTGCCTCCACCCCTAGCCCCGCCAAACAAAATCTCATCCTCCATACGGATAAGAACTTCCAGCTGCGGCCCCGGCTGGGCCTGGAGAAAGACCTCATAATTTACCGGCAGATCCGCAGGTACCGAATCCGCAAAGGCTGCAGTAGCCGGCGGAGTTGTCACCTGGTCGGTTTTTAATTTCTTAGCCATACCTACTCTCCCCCCCCCTCTACGGCACCGCCACAACCTCGGTCGGCCCCGTGCGCAGTGTCGCCCCTGCCGCATCCCGGTACCGCACCCGGTAATACAGCACCCGCGAACTGATCGCCGGGAGATCAACGGCGCAGGAGCTTGTGCAGGATACCCCCGTCAGCCCCGATTCTACCCCGCCAGTGCCCTCGACGGGGAAACGGTAGGGATGCTGCCCGGTCGGGATCGCCGACGTGATTGCGAGGCACTTTTCACTACGCTGCTCATGGCAATAGAAATTGGTGTCGTAGCCGAACTCCACCACCATGTTATCGGTTCCAGCGGGGGACGTGATATTCACTCGCGGCGACACCCATGTGGAGCGGTTCTGCGAATCCACCACAATTGGCGGCAGCTTCACCAGCACCACATCCTGCCGCCCGATATAACTGGTCGCCATGGCCCACTTTCCGTTAGGCAGAGCCTTAGTATTTTCCGTTTGCGCCATGGCCCGGTTGCCAGCCATGCCGAGCCCGACAGCAGACAGCTTGCGCCCATAGATATTGTCGCGCTGCGGAGCGATGGCTCCAATCTGCATCAACTGCCCAAGTTGATCCGATTGCGGCGTCACGCAAGTATCGTAATCGTTGCTTGAAGTCTCGCCGCCCTCACACCAGAAATAGGTGGTCTTCGATGGGATTACTACATACACATCGCCTGCCGACGAGCCAGATATACATTCGTTGTCCACCACGGCCCAGCATCCCTTGTAATGATCGGAGTCGGATACCGAAACACCCGGTCCGCCCACCCATGTGATCATCCGGCTCTCTCCCTCCTTGCCATGGAGCGGGAAGTATTTCGCCGTGGCCGGGTAGTTGGCCTCACTGGTGGAGTTGCCGGCGCGCGTGACGAGATAGATATTGCTCGTGCCTGACACACGAGCAACGGCACAACCGTTGGCGGCAGGATAGGCTGCGTTGGTCGTTGTGCAGCCCGTAGTCTGCCTCATAATTGAGGACCCGCCTACAAAGGGACGCACATCCAGCCAGAAATTGCGACTCACCGTCGGATCACTTACATTGTGAAACGATGGGTGAGTTTGCATTGTTAGTCCAGGATTTCCGGCACTCACTCCAGCAAAATTCGGATTGTCGGATTGCGAAGTGTTATAATTTGGGCGCTTGGTAGTAGCGTAGAGGTTCTGCCCTACCGTGCCGATGGCAAACGCTGGCTGTGCAGCCGCAAGGTGCTGCCTAGTTGTAAAGTGTCCATTGTACGGATTGATCCAGATAGTTGAGTTGCCTGTTTGGTCTTCGCCATAAGGGTCATTCACGTAGTCCCAGGTCGGAAGGAAGGCAACGTAAGCTTCAAACGCCGCCCCGGTTGGGGTGGCGCACTGCATCTGGACGGTGGCTCCGTCGCTGTGGCTTGCGGCTCCGGTGGAGTTGCGGGCACGTTGCACGGTGAGAGTGGTTCCGGTTTTTGCCGTAATCTTGAACCACTCCTGATCGACGCTGAACACGTCCCCCACTCCCATCGCATAGAGGGTCGTGTCCGCGAATGACGACGTAGGGGTGTCGCTTGCCACAACAACCGTCGTGGTGCTGCCGTCGATTGCGCCACTCAGCGTGGTGCGATACGGCCCGCCACCTACCACGCCTTCTTTCAGCACTTGCGTGGCAATCATGAAAATCGGTTGATCTCCAATTACCTCGGTTGAGTGGATCGCACACCAGCGCCCGAAGGGGTGCTTGTAGAACTCCCATGCGGCAATGGCTGCGGAGCCATCCGAATTCAGCACCGCGAGCCACCCGTAGGTGTCCTGCGAGCCGCGTGCACACGTCACCAAATGGTTTGTGCCGTGCGTCCCGACGTAACTGCAAGGGAACTTCGACGGGTCAAACTCTGTGGGGTATTTGTCCGGGTGCGCCTGTGTGAACGTCTGCACCTTGGGACCGATAGTGTTAGTGCCGTTCCCGGTGAGCGCGGTCGTGCTCCAGTCGGACTGCTGGCCGCTGTAGCGGATAGATTTGTTCGTGCCATCGCCGATGTAGGTATATTTCCACAGTGCAGTTTTCACTGCACAATAAAACACGCCCGGCGTAGAATTATCCCAATTGGCATATTCGCTGGAACATCCTTCGCTACCAACTCCCGTGACGGATACAGTCGGCAAAATACCGAGATAGCGGTGCTCTCCGGTTTCTCCGTGGATGCGGTAGACTGCACCGCTTGAGCCATTCCCCTGAAATCCGGTGCAGAAATAGAATCCAGAAACATCTGCCACGGCTTGACAACGATCGGTGTTTCCGCCTGACCCGGTGCGGGTCGCAAGAGATCGTCCCGCTCCCCACTGGGCAAGATCGATGCTGATCGTTCCCACGTTCGTTGTCTTCCGCAGGGCGATCTTGAAGCCGCCGTTATCGTTCCATGTCTTTGCCGAATACGCTCCAGCATAGGTGTAGAGCCAGTTGTCACCGGCATTAGTGGTGCCAGCAGTCACTGCCCCGCTGGATGTGGGCAGCGTGATAGTCTTCCTCACACTGTCTGCATAGCAGGAGGAGCCCGTGAACACGATGCACAACTCCACTTGCCGATTGGCTGCCGTGGCATCCGAGCCAGAGCCAGTTAAGGTCACGGTAGTATAGTCAATTGTCGGGAACGTGTCGGTGACCGTGAAGGCATTGGTGAGAAGTAGCCAGTCGCAATCCGTCGGCCCTGCGCAACTCGCGCCGTTGTAATCCGCCGTCCCGCCACCCGCCACCGAAATATTTCCGGGATTTGTCCAGTTCGTTCCGCTGGCCGATTCAAACCCAAGGCCAGTGTTGACCGCGTAAGAAATATCTCCGGGAAGTGCTAGATTGCATACCTTGACTCCGCTGTGGGGGTCAATGTAGCAAGCATCACGATCCGTCAGCAAGCGCGTAGGAAACCACGATTTTCCTAATGGCGAAGCTGGCCGTGGGTAGGCCACCGGGTCCGGGCGGGTGTTACCTAGCGGCACTGTGGATGTTGTGAATGTGGTTGTGGCGGTGTCGCTCCCGCACGTCACTTCCACGTAATGCAGCGTTGCCGCCTGGAGTGCGCGTGAATAGCGCTCCCCATCAGCGGCTGTTTCGAATGTGCGCGTTCCCGCAACGAACACGCGCTCGCGGCCACGCGATACAGCGCCGGTACGCGAGTCGGAATTAGAACCAGAAAACAGCGTCGTGTTTACATCGTTGACTAGCGGATCAAGGTCGGCTTCTTCACTCACTTCGACCGTGCAAGCAGTGGTAGTGGGCGCGGTGTATCGAATCACTGCCTGCGTGTTGGTGACCCCTATAATCCGTAGGTCGGTTACAGCCCCAGAACAAACTAGTGCTAGGGCAAGAAATAAATAGCAAGCAGCCCCAATGTTACTACCATGACGATATCCAAAATGGAATCCAATACGGTGCTTTTGTGTGTCATATAACATTTATTCTACCCAGAAATCCCTTCTTCTCACAACGGGAGCACCGCTGGAAATCGACCAAAACGATGACTGCGTGCCCATGTTGTATTCGGTCAGCAGCCAATCCGCCGAGCGCACGGCATCGGCCTTGTACGCTTCGTCCAGATCCCCTGTGAAATACGTTGTTCCGGCGCGGTTGTCTCTGCCGAAATTGAGGTTGTCGGAATTGCCCGCAAGCACGGCGCTCGTAAGTGAGGTCGGCCCGCCCACCAGTGATCCGTTGCGGTAGCTGCGCACGTTTGAGCCGTCATACGTCCAGCAGTAGTAGTGCCAAGCGGAATCGGATTGCCGGCTCGCTGTCACCGATGCCCATGTGGTTCCATTTCCGGCGTACCAGTTCCCATCGTCGTAAGAGCCGTATCCTTTGCCGGTGCCCGATCCGCCTGACTGGAACCGACTGATAATGGTGCCCGTAGTAGCAGCAGACTTGGCCCACAAACACACCGTAGTATTGGTGGCGTTGAGGTCGTTCGTGGTTGAACCTGTGACCGAAATAAAATCCGTGGAGCCGTTAAAATTCAGCCCTTTTCCGATCCGCCCGGTCGTAGTCTTCGTGCTCGTAGTGGCCGCGTTGGTTCCGTTCGCAGTGCCGGTCAGATCAACGACCGTAGTGTTGGCGGCGTTATCCTCCATGGGGAACCTGTACTTGATCGTGGAATCAAGACTACCGGCTGTTTGCTGATCCACGGAAATAGTGGAATCGTTCGAGCACACGTGAATCTGTGTGGTCTGTGAAAAGCTCGACACATACACAGCCAATTCCAGATCACCCGCCCCAGCTGACCAACTGATCCGCTTGAAGGGCAATTTGTTGGCGATGGCGCAGTCTGCGGTCGAGATTGGAACAATGTCGTAAGCGCTCGCGCTCTGCACCTGCCCGCCGAATACCGACCACTTTGCCCACGTCTGCGCCGAAACAGAAATGCGCACGGTGAACCCAGAATGAGGCCCGTTGCTCACTTGCGAGGTGGCCGGGGTGTAGGTTTCCCGGTGTAAAAACACAGCCTGCGCCGGGGCTGGAATAATCAGCAGCAGAGGGATCAGGAGTCTCATGTTAGTTCACCGTGAAAATGAAATTGATTGCGACTTTAGTCGGCGTTCCAGAGCCTATGCTCACGGTCAGAAAGTCGATCTTGTCTCCAGACGCGAGCACGTTCTCGCCGCTCACGAAAGTGCTCGTGCTGGCCCCCGTCGTATCGCATGCAAGATTCGAGGAAAACATGTTCGTAGCGGAACCGTCGTTTTTCTGGAACTGGATATTGAGCGATCCGGTGTCTACTTGGCACCAAACCGATGTGAGCGTGACTCCGACCGCATGGCCATTCCGCCAGAATGTTGTGATATCGTCCGAGGTCTGGAAAGCATTCGACGCGCCCGTTCCGTACAGGACCGCATGCTTGTCTTGTTCAAAGTACGCCGAGGCGGGATTCACCGAAAACACATTCCCGCTCAAACTCAGCCCAGTCCCCGCAGAGTAAGCGTAGATCTGCGGCATCCCGCGCAAATCAGTAGGTGTCTGCCATGTACCGGATGAAATCACCACAGTGGCGAGCGGCCACACGCCCACGGGAAATGCCGTTCCGCCCGTCTCCGTGCATCCGCTCGGCGCGTAGTTTCCCGCCGTCATGGTCCCGGAATCATACATGCACACGAGAATCGGGCTGCCGCCATTTGGATCAACGTAGTAGCGCGAGGTTCCCGATTCGGAACCGCTGCGGGTGTTGGTGGCAGAGGAGAGCGTGGTGCTTACCAGCCGCCCGTCGCTGCCCTGGATTACCACGGTGCAGCCAGCAATCGTCACCACCGAGGATGTGGCTGTGACCTTGCAGTCGGTGAGGTCGGTAACGGCGGAGGCCCCACCGCCGCCACCGCTGCCCGTTGGTCCGGTGGCGCCCGTCGGCCCAGTCGCGCCAGTGCTGCCACTGCCCGTGGATCCGGTCGCGCCGGCTGCTCCCGTGGGCCCGGTGGCTCCCGCGGGGCCCGTGGGCCCGGTGGGCCCCGTGGGCCCCGCCGCACCCGTCCCAGTCGATGCGCAGTCAAAAAACCCGCTTACCGGATTGTAGGTGATATCACACTGCGCTCGGGCCGTCCCCGCCCCAACCCATGCCCATAATACAAAAAGGGCGACTACGTAAGCCGCCCTTTGGTTGATTCGATACTGCCCGTAGATCATTTCTTCGGTATCTCCTTCGGCTCCGGTTTCGGCACTCCGCAACGCCATACTTCGCTATCCGTTTCCAGGACCTTTCCCACCCTGGCGCAAGCAAACCGCCCGGCCGAAATCGCCTGCTCCATCTGCAGCTGGGCGTCCTTCAGCCCAATAATAGCACTCTGGGCTTGCAAGGCCAATCGGTCTCTCTCACTGGCCATAGTCTTGGCGGTATTATCCCCCCTGGTGTACTGCGCGGCCAGGGCTTTCAGTTCATCCGCCAGGACCTTAGCCGGATCAGCCGCCGGGGGTTTGGACTTGTCTTCCGCCCATCCCAAACCCCCCACCAACCACGACCCCACCATCAACATCAACATGCTGGATCTCATCTTTCCTGTCCCTTTCCTTTCTTTACCCTACCTTATCTGTATTCAGTATAGGCCGCCGCCCGGTCATCGCATTTGTTCCTAACCAAACTCCCGGTATTGGCCCACATCACCGATTTGATCTTTCCCGTCCCGCTGTAAGTCAGCTTCTCAATCGCCCACATCCCAATATTGGTCCGGGGCGCATTGGTACTCGCCGTCGCTGTCCCACTCCATGCTCCCAACGCGCTTCCATCAAATGCCGTCCCGGTTGTGATACTCAACAACTGAAAAGTGGTTGAATTCACCGGACTGACCAGCCAGCTGGTATTAACCCCAGTCCAAGGCGCTGCCGCCCCCGATATGGTGACCTTACTCCGGGTAGCGGCATCCTGGGTATATAGCCCATATCCACTAGCCGTAAACACCGCCGGATTGGCGCTGGTGGCCCCGGTGATGGAAAACGTGGTGGTAGAGGGATTGGGCCCGATCGCCATGCACACATACTCCATCCGATCCGAGCCGTCATAGAAAAACAACTTCTGATACGGCACCACCGGTGGCCCTTGGCTGATATTCACATTCTGGCCCTCTTGGGCCATCAGATTCGAAGCCGCCGGCACCGGGGGATAATCAATCCACCCGGCCCAGTGCCCGGCCAGAATCAGCAACACCCCCACCATCCCCATTACCAACCGTTCTCGTATAGTCATCTTTCCGGATCCTTTCTTTTTCCTGGATTTCCCAGCTCCCCCCCCCCCTTATCCCTGATTAGCCACCTTCAGCAGCCCCTGCAGTCTCCCTGTAAAATCCCGCTGCCAGTCATCCCTTCCTCGGGGGCTGGCCTGTTCTGCCACCACCAACCTCGAGATCTCTTCCCCAATCCCAACCTCGGTCTCCAACCCTTCATGCTGCACCTGCAGGATATACGCCCCGTTCCGAGTGGTCAATACCACATTGGCTCCCGCCAATACCCCCCTCACCGTCCCATCCACCACCTGCATGGCCGCCGGCAGGGACTTGGGGCTGATCTTGTCCGGCCACTCTACAAACATCCAATCCGTAGCCTGGCCTTTGTCTGTATACACCCTCCCATCCCGATCCACCACCGGCTGGGCAAAACTGGTCACTCCAGTCCCCATCACCGTTCCCGCAACTGTTTGCTTATTTGCCATTTCTGTTACCAATCCTTTCTTTGTATTAACAATCCCAATCCCAATCCCCTCACCCCTCCACTACTTCCCCGGCGATCTCCACTTCCAGCGGAGTCGCTGCTGTCAGCTTAGCAATCTCTTCCGCGGTTTTGCCATATACCTGCGGCAAAACAATCAGCTGCACTCGCCCTCCCGGGATTCCTCCTGGCCCCATCATCCCCTGCCCCGTTCCCACCATTCCCGGCGCTGGCCCATTGGCCCCCACCAATTCCCCATTCAGCTCCCCCCGCAGCCTCAAATTGTCCTCCAACTTGGTCATCAGCGCCAAACTATCCCCCACATTCCTATCTCCGGCCGCCTGCACCAACAACCCCTTCCCAATATCATACAGCTCATCCACCTTGTCCAGGGTTTTGACAATCTTCTGGTTCTCCCGTTGCCTTTTTAAAATCTCCCTGCCCCGCTTGATCACCCCCAGGATGCAGTCTTTTTTGTGCCTCCCCAAGGCCGACTCCGACAAACCATACAACCCCGCAATTTGGTCAATCCTAATATCCATCTCCACCAGATGCTTATCAATGACCTCGGTTTCCGGATGCTTACACACCGAGCACCGGCTACCCTGCATATCTATTTCGGGCTTGTACTCCTCCCCAAACTCCAACTCAGCCTCGGTCATAGGGGATATCCTCTCCCCTGGCGCCAGGTCATCATCAATCGGCCCTACATCCCTATCCCCAAACTGATCCCGCGGTTTAGACATTTGGCCCTCCTTGCAGGACCGCCTGACCCTCTCCTATCAAATCCGCCTCCAGTCCCTTTTCCCTAACCCACCCCACCAGCTTTCTCCTGTCTTTAATAGTCATTACCGTAATTCCCGTCTCCCAATTCCCAATAGTACTCGGGCTCTTACCCATCTGCAACGCAAACTGCACCTGGGTCAACCCCAACAACCCCCTAATCACCCTCAGGGTCTCCCCTTGGCTATTGATCAACCGTTCCTCAACCTCTCCCTGGGGCCCAAATCCATCCCCTAACCCCAAATACTTCCTATTCTTTCCCGCCAAGACATTGTAGGCCGTTTGCCGGCTAACCCCATATTTTGTACCTAGCTCCGCGGCGCTGGCCCCCTGGCCGAATTCTGCCCGCATCTGCTTGACTTGCTCGTCTGTTAGCTTCATGATGTTAGTGCCAGCATACCCCAACGTTGTCAACTTTGTCAACGTTTCATTGAAAGGATACCAATCAAGAATGTCCAATCTTGATTCAACCACCCCAAACTCCCTGTTCAATCCCCCCGGCCCCCTTCCTGCCAATCCATATTTAAAATTCCGGCCGGGTTTTTCCCCTTCTGACGGCCTTGGCGCCCTAGAATCCTCCCTCCCCGTGGATGCCACCCCCGCCCAACGCGAGTCCCTGCTCCAATGGTCCCAGTGTTGGCAGCATATCCTGCGTTGGTACCACTCTCCCGATCTGGAAGCCATCAGAGTTTGCTCCGCGGTGGCCCTTTCCCACTACGCTCTCAAAGAGCGTGCCACCTGGATCTTTGTTTTGGGGCCCTCGGGCACCGGTAAGACGGATTTATGCATCAAATCCCTCACCGGCCTCCCCAAAAAGCGGGTCCTAGACCAAATTTCCTCAAAATCCTTCTCCTCTGGCATGGGAGTAGGGGAAAATTCCCTCCTCAGCAGGGCAGGCCCAGCAGAATTGTGGCTTTTCAAGGACTTTTCCATGACCCTATCGGAAAATCCTGACGAACTGAAGAAAATAATCGGCTGCCTACGGTCAGTATGGGACGGAGAATGCTCCCGGGAGGTGGGTTCCGGCGCCCGGAGGGTAGATTGGAAGGGAAAAATCACCTCCATCGTAGCCGCCACCCCTGCTTTGGAGAACCAATGGGCAGTTCATGCCGATCTAGGAGACCGTTTCTTAACCATCTACTGGAATCCGCCCACAGATATTGACCAGGCCCTCCAATGCATGTCCTTCCACATCGGGCATGAAGAGGAAATAGCCTCCGGGTTGGTTAGGAAGATGGCATCCTGGATCAGCCCCACCACCAAAACCACCCTTCCCTTGGAAGAAACTCCCCTTACCGCCATTTTGGACCGCCGGCTTCGGCAGCTATCTATCCTCGCAGCCAGGTTTAGGGTACGCCCCCGCAGGGCCGACGGTCAGATCTCCGAAGTCCCGGTTACAGAATTCCCCTCCCGACTAATCAAAGGCGCCCGGGCGGTTAGAGACTACCATGCTAGGTTGTTTGCCAAGCCCCACATTGATATAGCGGATCAAAAACTGGCGGAAAGGATCCTGTGGGATACCTTCCCTCGAGCAAGGCGGGCCTTGCTCGAGACCTTGGCCCCGGGGGAATCCATCCGCCAAGCCGAGCTCCGCCAAGCCACCGGGCTGCAAAAGATGCCCTACCAGCGGTTGATTGAAGACCTGGGAGCGATTGGAGTCCTGGATCGGGTCAAGAAAGACCAGGATGAGGGGTATTTGATCAGCTGGACCCCCGAAGTGGCTGAGATTTTGAAAGAGTTGGCGGCTCCCCCTACCAGTGTAGTCAAACCTGGCCGCAAACTAGCTTTGGCGTGATTTTTCCATAAGAGAGGAGAACTGGATTCCCCTCTCTTCTGGTCCTGGTTGGTATCTGTTAGGTTAGTGTCGACCGGCCGCACGGCTGTTACACAAACTTCCCCGGCTTTTACAATCCCTAGCAATCCATTTCCTGGCTCCCCCTGGCCATCCCCAGCTATCCCAATGGCGAAACCCTGGCGAAATCCCTGATTTCGCTCCTTCGCCTTTTCTTCAGGTACTCCCCTTGTAAGTTGTTGATTCTATTAGAGACCCTTCGCTTTGTCTTCGCCTTTTTTCGCCTGTGGAAAACTGTAAAACCGTCTATTATTTATTAACGTTACCTTTGTTTTCAACAACTTACAATCCCCAATACAGTCAACATTGGAACACTTTTCTGGGGGGAGGACATACAGGGCCCTGCCGAGCAGGGCCGGTCCTAGTACCTATTTTTTTCCTATACTCGTAGGGGTAAAAAAGTGTTCCAAATTGGACAAAGTTAGAGATTGTAAGTTGTTGAAAACATTGGTAAATTTAATCGATATCATACGGTATTGCGGTTTTCCACAGGGCAAAAAAAGCGAACAAAAGGCGAAGATCCGAACCTGGAATCAACAACTTACAGAGGCGATCGGGGCGGATTTAGTACTATAGTACCCCAGCCCCCAAAAATGGCCCAGTACTAGTACTTTAGTCCCTTAACAACCTTGGAGTTTATTTTGTATACTTAGGGCATGGCCACAGCTTTGATCAAGACACGTAGAGCAATCCAATCAATACCATTTGGAGGGAAATGCGATGGCGAGTGAATGGGCTGAAATGTACACATCGGCGTTGGCTCAGGGAGAAGGATTCTCACGAACACAGAAGGAAATGATAGCCAATGCGCTCGATGCCACCCGCGATCGCTTTCTGCGCGAAGGTCGCATCGCAGGGCTGCGGGAGGCAGCACGAATCCTACCAAGCGCGGGAACGATTTATAGCTGGGTTGAAAAAGATAAGTTGCGCCAGCAAGCCAACGCGCTGGCGAAGAAAGCGAGGGAACGATGACGAAGAAGAAGGCGATTGAGATGGCGGTAGCGGCAGAGGCAATCACCTATCGCAAGGGAGACGTTGTGTATCCCATTCGCCCGATTGCAGATCGCGCCTACGATGAGGGCCTCATCGCAGGGCTTAGGAAAGCAGCAAATCTGCGCAGTGTCAATGGGCGGTCTGCCGGCGGCGCTATCAGTGTAAGTCGTGCCGCCTTGAAAGAGTATGCCCGTGCTCTGGCGAAGAAAGCGAGGGCTAAGAAATGACCCCCTCTCCCCTGCAATTCCGCCGCTCCCTTACCTTCCTCACCCCCGAGGCCTGGACCAAATCCACCACCGGTGCGATACTTCGCACCAACCCCACCCTTCCCCTTCCCCAACTCCTTATCTGGGTTGAGGAAGCCTATCTCCAATGGCGGGATAGGGAACTCGGCCCAGAAACCTATGATCCCCTGGATGACCTGGCGGTCATCCCTGATTTGGATGCCATCCCTAACCAGGACCAGGGGATCTCCTAGATCTCCCCCCCCCCCCCCCCCCCCCCCCCCCCC